ACTGGTTCATTGAACATTAATAGTACTAAGTTCAACGTTGCTGCTGCAACTGGTAACGTTACCACTGCTGGTACTCTTGGGGTAACTAATGCAGTTGACTTTGATTCTACTCTTAACGTAGATGGTAATGCAGACTTCAATGCTGGTATTGATGTAACAGCAGGTAATGCAACCTTTGCTGGTCTTGTACAGGCAGATAACGTAACTGACTCTACTGGGTACACTGATGCTTCTGCATCTATATCCACAGATGGTGGTCTATCAGTTGCTAAGAAAGCATACGTTGGTGGTGACTTCTCAGTTGGTGGTGCTGCTGGTATTAAAGCATCTATTACTGCTGCATCTGGTAACACAGATATCAAAGGAACACTTAACGTTGATGACGCTGTAACCTTGGGTGGAACTCTTGGAGTTACAGGTCAGATCACTGGTGATGTAACTGGTGACTTAACAGGTAATGCTGATTCTGCAACTCTGGTTAACGTTACTAACACTAACAACAACACTCTGTTCTACCCTGCATTTATGGGTGCGAACACTGGTAATGCTGGTGTATTTACTGACTCTGCTAACCTTACTTACAACCCATTCTCTAACACTTTATCTGTAAGTAACTTCTTATCTACTACAAACTTTGAAGTTCAAGGTAACTTGAACATTACTGGAAATATTACTTATGGTCAGTCACAGGTTGGTGATATCAGTAACCATAATACCGATGCTCTTTCAGAAGGATCAACTAATTTATACTATACAGATGAAAGAGTAGATGACAGAGTTAATAATCTATTCGTTGCTGGTGCAGGTCTTACAAAGACATATGATGATGCTGCTAATTCATATACCCTTGCTCTTGACTTCAGTGAGTATGATACAGATGATGTAACTGAAGGATCATCAAATCTGTTCACCACTGCAGCTCGAACGAGAACTCACTTTACCTACGGAACGGGTATAGAGTTATCGGGTGGTGGACAACTATCTGTCACACAGGCAGATATAGACACAGATAATGTAACCGAAGGTTCAACTAATCTGTTTACCACTGCTGCTAGAACCAGAACACACTTTACATATGGAACAGGTATTACACATTCTAGTGGTACTCTTTCTGTTACTCAATCAGACATTGACACAGATAATATCACAGAAGGATCAACCAACCTCTTCACCACTGCTGCAAGAACTCGTGGACACATTTCAGTTGGTGGATCACTAGGATATAATGCTTCTACTGGTGTTATTTCTTACACCACTCCAACTACTATTGCATCTCTATCTAATCACGATACGGATGATGTAGCAGAAGGATCAAATCTATATTATACAGATGCTAGAGCAGACGCACGTATCGCTGCTGCTGACACTGGAGATCTTACAGAAGGATCTAACCTTTACTACACAGATGCTAGAGCAGACGCTAGAATCGCTGCTGCATCTACAAGTGACCTAACAGAAGGAAGTAATCTTTATTACACTAACGCTCGTGCTGATGCTCGTGTGGTAGCAGGTATAACTGGAAAACTTGATGCTTCTGCTGTTAGCACCTTCGGTGGAACTCTAATTGATGATGCAGATGCTGCTACTGCCAGAACCACTCTTGGACTTGGCACTGCTGCTGTTGCTGCAACTGGTGACTTCGCTACTGCTGCACAGGGTACTACTGCTGATAACGCACTCGCTGCGTCTGCTGTAAGCACCTTCGGTGCCACTCTGATTGATGACGCATCAGCATCTGCTGCAAGAACAACTCTTGGACTTGGATCTGCTGCTACCACTGCAAGCACTGCATATGCAACTGCTGCACAAGGTACTCAGGCAGGTACTAACGATACTGACATTGATTCAATTTACACTGAATTGAACGCTATTGGTAATAACGCTGCGATTACAACCGTAGCACAACTTAAGGCTGCACTCGCTGCTCTATCAAGATAATTAAATGGCACAACCAAATTCAAAAGCAACCCTCAAAGAGTACGCCCTACGTAGACTCGGTAAACCTGTATTGGAGATCAACGTATCAGATGATCAGGTTGATGATGCATTGGATTATACTCTTGAGAAATTTCAGGAGTACCATTACGGTGGATCTGAAAAGGTTTTTATGAAGCACCAGTTTACTGCTGAGGATCTAACAAGGTTCCAAGCAGATAGTGAAGAGACTGGTACTGATACATTACAAGCTGGTGATACTGGTACTGTATTTAAAATGCAGAAGAATTATCTACCAATGCCTGATCATATCAGAGCTGTGAATGGTATCTTTACTTTCCAAGATAAGGGTACTGCCAATATGTTTGATATTAGATATCAGTTGCGTTTGAATGATCTGTTTGATTTTACATCAACACAGTTTCATCATTACTATATGATTCAGACACACCTTCAAACTATTAACTTCTTACTAGAAGGAATGAAACCTACTAGGTTTAATGCCTCTAACGGAAAACTTTGGATTGACTTTGACACATTAACTGATGTCAGAGAAGGTGAGTATGTTGTTATGGAATGTGTTAGTGCTATAGATGCTGCTAACTGGACAAAAATTTATAATACTATGTGGGTCAAAGATTATGCAACTTCTTTGATCAAGAAGCAGTGGGGACAGAATATGTCTAAATTCCAGAACGTCCAACTTCCTGGTGGAGTTACTCTTAATGGTGAGAAGATTTATTCTGATGCTATTGAAGAGATTGAAAAACTGGAAGAACAGTTGAGACTTACTTATGAAGAACCACCTATGGATATGATAGGATAATGCCTACTAATTCTTACTTCACACACGGAACCTCTGGGGAACAGAACCTAGTTGGTGAACTTGTAAAAGAACAAATTAAGATGTTTGGTACGGATGTTTATTACATCCCACGTGTCATAGTTGATGAAGATCCTACCTTTGGTGAGGATTCTTTATCTAAGTTTGATGATGCTTATTTGATAGAAGCATACTTAGAGAACGTTCAAGGATTTGGTGGAGATGGAGATCTATACAGTAAGTTTGGTGTAAGGATATCTGATCAAGTTAATTTTATTATCTCACGAGATAGGTTCACAGAACTAGTTGATGATAATACAACACTCATTGTAGAGGGTAGACCTAATGAAGGAGACTTGGTTTACTTCCCTCTAGCACAAAAATTATTTCAAATACAATACGTAGAGTACGAAACACCTTTCTTCCAGTTAGGTAAAATCCATACTTGGGGTCTGAAGTGTGAACTATATGAGTACAGCGACGAGGACTTCGATACAGGTGTTGATGCTATCGACAAAGTGGAGAGGAACTTTGCTACTACAATTACTCTTAACTTTTCTACAGGTGGTACAGGAACCTTTACTGTTGGTGAAACAATTGCAGGTGGTACATCTAACGTAACTGCTGAAGTTAAGTCTTGGGATGCAACCAACAGACAACTTCAGATATACAATAGATCGGGTATCTTTACAATACCAGAAACCTGTACTGGACAGACATCTGGAGCAGCGTGGACAACTGCTAGTTATAATACCCTAAATAATACTAACTCTGAGTTCGATCAGAACCAGTTCTTTGAGACTCAAGCTGATGGAATACTTGACTTTAGTCAAGGTAATCCATTCGGTGAATTTGGACAGGCAGACTAATGTTAGGAACTTACTCATACAACGAAATCTTCAGGAAGACTGTTATAGCCTTTGGTACTATCTTCAATAATATTGAACTGAAACGTACTGCTGGATCTAAAACAGAAGTGATGAAGGTACCTTTGGCATATGGTCCAAAGGATAAATTCCTGGCTCGTTTAGCACAGTCAGCTACTGCTGATAACAAACAAGTTCAAATTACTTTACCTCGTATATCATTTGAGATCAGTGGATTCTCATACGATAGTTCAAGGAAGGTATCACCAACTCAAGTCATTAGACACGTAGGTACAGACGATAAAACTCGTAAAGCATTTATGCCAGTACCATACAATGTTGATTTTGAGTTAGCAATACTATCAAAGAATCAGGATGATGGACTTCAGATCCTTGAACAGATCCTTCCTATATTTCAACCAATGTTTAACATCACTATTAACTTAGTTGATGCTATTGGTGAGAAGAAGGACTTCCCAATATCTCTTAACTCAGTTAGTTACGAGGATGATTATGAAGGTGATTACACAACACGTAGAACATTAATCTATACGTTGTCATTTACCGCTAAGACTTATCTATATGGTCCTGTCACTGACACGACTGATAAGCTTATCAAGAAAGCAATCGTTGATACTCACCTTAAGGTTGATACAACTGCTGCTCGTGAAGTTAGATACACAGTCACACCAGATCCTATTACTGCTGAGGCTGATGATAACTTCGGATTCAATGAAATTTACAGTGAGTTTACTGATGCAAAAGCCAGAGATCCAGTCACAGGAACCGATGTCGATGTATAACGGCATTGAGGATGCCCTCGATGTTGAAACATCCATTGTACCTAAAGAGAAAACAGAAGTCGTTAAACCTGCTATGGTTGAGCAGATTACTAAGGACTATGAGTATACTCGTGGAAATTTATATTCACTTATTGAGAAGGGACAAGAGGCTGTTGATGGTATATTAGAACTTGCTCAGGAATCAGATAGTCCTAGAGCATATGAAGTTGCTGGTAATATGATTAAGAATATAGCAGACACCACAGACAAGTTAATGGATCTGCAAAAGAAATTGCAAGAAGTAGAAGAAGGTCCAGCGAACCCTCAGAAGAACGTTACTAACAATACTATGTTTGTTGGTTCTACTGCTGATCTTGCGAAATTCCTGAAGTCGCAACAGGATAAATAGTCTAGTAAAAGGAATCAAGTCACAATGTCAGTCTTAAATGTATTAGATACTCAGACAGTGAGTGGTTCAGGAACTGCATACATTGTGGTCAAGTCTGGTGTAGTTCGTGCTTACGCTGCATCTGCATCTTCAATACAATTCGATGCTGGTCCTGCTGTAACTCTCGCTGCTGGAGAAGCAATTCTCCTCTCCGTTGGAAAGTCAAAGAACGTATCAATAACTGGTGCTTCAGATGCTGCTACCTGTGTATTCACAGTTGGTGGTGTAGGTGCTGGTCAACGTCATAACTTTGCAGTAGGAGATTACATTCAAACTATAGATGGTGGTGACACCGATGGATTTGTTGCAGCATTTGAAACTGCTGCTTCTGCTGGAAAGAAAGTCACTGCTGTTACAAACACCACAGTAACAACTGATTACGATTCATCTTCTGCTTCTGCAGCATATGCAATCAGTGAAGCAGATGTTATTGCAAACAACGTTCCTCAACTTCAAAGAACAGTGAAACTCACTGCAGGATCTGCTGATGTTGTAGTTGAGCAAGTACAAATTGTTGGTGGCTAATGGAAACTACTGGTCAAACCGATCCTGTATTAAAGAAGAAAAAGCAGTTGTTAGATAAGAAGCAACTACAGTTAAATCTTCGTAAGATACAACTTCAACGCAAAACAGTTCAAGCTGGAGGTGAAACCGATATGCGTACAGAGAAACGTGTAATGTCCTTTAAGCAGTTCATAGCTGAAGGTGGATTGGCACGTGCTATCAGTAAATCTAATACAAAGGTTACTGGACACATCAGTGCTGACAGGGGTTCTGACGAAAAGAAGAACCGTGAGAAACGTAAAGGATTAGAGAAAGACCTTAAGAAGAAGGGTATTGGATATAAGAAGGGAGTGGGACAGTACAAGTATGACGATGGGAAAACTGGCACAGAGGTGTCCTACCATACGTCAAAACCTGATAAAATGTCTAAGCGACGCTTTGGTAAGCTAAGTCGTAGGCTCGGTCGTAAACACGGTCAAGAGTCTGTTATTACAAAAGATAAAGACAAATCTGCCAAATTACATTATACTGATAAGAGTGGTAAGAAATCCGAGTCTCTCGGTAAGACAAAAGCTGGTAAGCATCCTGGTGGATATGGTGAAACATCTTCTACCAACGTGCGATCTGGTAAACTACCCAAAAAGGTCAAAGACCAAAAACTACACTATGACAAATAAAGATTACGATGATTCCAACTGGCGAGAGGAAATGCAATCCTACGCTAGTGGACCTGAGTTAACACTCTTGATAGATGGACCTAAAAGTCTTGCACAGTCTTGGCATATGGGTGCATTGTATAACAAATGGAAAAAAATGAAGGGTTATAAAGACCCTGAACCACCAGACTGTCAATCATCTTTTAAGGAGTGGAACGATGGAGTTAAAATGTAAATACTGTGGACTTATTGTTCCTAGTACAAAACCTAATCCTCAAAAATGGTTACAAAAGCACGAGATGAATTGTGCTCGTAACCCGAATAACAATAAAAGAAACGGACCTATAGGAACAGAGTAATGAACAAAGTAAAGGAGATCGCAGTCAAGATTAAGGACTGGGATAAAGCACTTGCTAAAAAAATTCAAACCAAATTTAACTTAACTGATTATCAGATGTTATGCCTTGCTTTTGGTAAGGGTTTCATCATCGGTGCTATTCTTCTGTAGCACTCTGATCTAAATACTTTATTATGAGTCCAGACAAAAATCCAGAAAGGTTCTATAACAAAGAACAAGTCGATATGCTCATCCAAGCTGCTGTTGCTGAAGCACACGAAATGGATGAAGCTATTATGGCAAAGCATAACCGAGAAGCAACTATCATTAGTATGATTCTCGGTTTTACTTGTCTTGCACTATTCATTGATGGTCTATTAAGGATCCTTGGTATCATCCCACCCTTTATGGATTTGGATGTTAACGTCATTGATGATATAATAGAGAAAGTTGAACAAGACATTTTACCCATAGTTCAACAAGCTAAAGGGTACATACCAAAAATTTGATTATGACTTATCAATCACCACCACCTTCTTGGGATAAAAAGAGAAACCAAGTGAAGAGTAAATTCTATTACATATTCTGGGGTATAGCTACCTTCTCTGTTGTAGCAGGTCAATTATATGTTGGATCTGGATACAGAGACTATGCTAAATCACTCAATAGGTTGTTCGATACAATAGAACTAGAGGTTACAACACCTCGTCCTAGATTCTATTAAGAGATAATTAAATTAGTAAATAACTATATCGGTGCCAATTATGGCGTTCGAGGATATTAAATCTTTATACGAACTTACTGAAGAGAACTACAAACTCCAAGATATGATTCAAATCTACCAAGAAGAGATCGTAAAACTTGAACAAGAGAAAGACGTACTCAAAGCAGAAGTTACTTTTTTGCGTCAACAGCTCGAGTACAAGACTTTAGGTCCACCAATACATTCACAAGACATTAAAAAAGACCCTAGATAGGGTCTTTTATTTTGTAAATTTTTAAAGAGATCTATGCAAGGACTTCCCTGCAGATACGTTTACAGCTAGCGTGTTCATCCTCACACTCAATCAAACAGTCAAAGTAGTCGTCTATATTCTCCTGGGTTGAGTTTTCTCTGTGATTCCATTCTGCCATTTGATTAAAATTAAGGATACTGTGTGACATTTTTGACTCCAAACTGGACAACATAACAAAGTAACTTTGGTTACATCTTGTTCTCTCCAAGTCTACCATTATTTAGACAAAAAGTGTCTGTATTTACTGATACAATTTAATAAAAATTTATGCCTACGAATAAATACCTACACACTGCATAGGTTCGTATGGTCTGGGTTATCCGTCTATACGTATGGACGGCTATTTTTATTGGATTAGTAAATCTTTCAACCTTCGCATATATAGAATGATAGTCTGGTCGGTAATTTGGATGGTTGGAATCCTTATCGTAGCGGTAGGGGTGGTTCTCGTATACATATTTCAGTACGATAATTGGTATCCTAATTATGGGCAAGATGACACCACCAAGCAGAAAGAGCTGCTATAACTTTAGAGTAACGGAGATTAATCGTGTTGTTGACGGCGATACTATTGATGTCACCATTGATCTTGGGTTTGACTTATACAAGAAAGAAAGAGTTAGAGTTGCAGGAATTGATACGCCAGAAAAAAGAACAAGAGACTTGGAAGAGAAGGCACTGGGAATAGATGCAACTAATTGGCTCAAAGGAACGTTAGAGGATACTATTAATGGAGATGATGAACTTACTATACGAACCGAACTTAAAGGTGGTATGGGTAAGTACGGTAGGCTTCTTGGCTGGTTATATGTTGGCGAAGACGATGTATCATTGAATGAGCAGATGATCGAAGAAGGTTATGCTTGGGAGTATGATGGTGGTACAAAGAATAAGAACTTCGAAGAATTAAGAGAGATACGTAAAAAATTAGGTACACTCGTTGAAGAACCAACAGAAGGTGATCCACTTCCTGAAGTTGGTGATGGCTTCGTGGGTGGTACAGGTACATCTAACATTGCAGGTCCATTCTAATTTATGGCAGAGAACCAGATATATCTTGGTAACCCGAATCTAAAGAAAGCAAACGTTGCCACAAACTTCACACCTAAACAGGTGAAGGAGTTTATTAAGTGCAGCAAAGATCCAATCTACTTTATTAAGAAGTATATTAAGATCGTTTCTTTGGATGAGGGTGTTATCCCATTTAACCTCTATGATTTCCAAGAGGATATGGTGAATCGTTTCCATAACAAACGATTCAATATTGCTAAGCTTCCAAGACAGTCTGGTAAATCAACGGTTGTAACATCGTATCTACTTTGGTATGTAATTTTTAATCCTAATGTCAACGTCGCAATCCTCGCAAACAAAGCAGCCACTGCAAGAGAAATGTTGGGTCGCTTACAACTTTCTTATGAGAATCTTCCTAAATGGATGCAACAAGGTATTATTGGCTGGAACAAAGGGTCAGTGGAATTGGAGAACGGAAGCCGTCTCTTGGCTGCAAGTACTAGTGCTAGTGCTGTTAGGGGTATGTCCTTTAACGTTATATTTTTGGACGAATTCGCGTTTGTTCCGAATAATATTGCTGAACAGTTTTTTAGTTCTGTCTATCCTACTATATCTTCTGGTAAGTCAACTAAAGTTATTATCATATCTACCCCTCACGGGATGAATATGTTCTACAAACTCTGGCACGATGCAGAGCGTGGAACTAATGAATACACACATACTGAGGTACATTGGTCTCAGGTTCCAGGCAGAGATGCTGAATGGAAAGAACAAACCATACGTAATACATCAGAGCAACAGTTCAGAGTTGAGTTCGAATGTGAATTCCTAGGATCTGTTGACACATTAATATCAGCATCTAAACTAAGAGCATTAGCTTATGATGATCCTATAACCAGTAGTAAAGGACTTGACGTTTATGAAGACCCTATCCCTGAACATAATTACACAATTACGGTTGATGTGGCACGAGGTATCGATGGAGATTATAGTGCTTTCACTGTATTTGATACTACTACAATTCCTTATAAATTAGTTGCCAAATATAGAAACAATACAATTAAACCCCTTATCTTCCCAGATATTATTGTTGAAGTTGCTAAGGGATATAATGAAGCGTACATATTAATTGAAGTTAATGACGTTGGTGCACAGGTAGCAGACATCGTTCAGTACGATTTAGAATATGAAAATTTATTGATGTGTGCTATGAGAGGACGTGCTGGTCAGGTAGTAGGTCAAGGGTTCTCAGGTGGTAAGGTACAACTTGGTGTTAAAATGAGTTCTACCGTGAAGAAGGTAGGGTGTTCTAACCTTAAAGGATTAGTAGAAGACGATAAAATACTTATTAATGATTACGATACTATCGCTGAACTAACCACCTTCATTCAAAAGGGTCAATCTTGGCAAGCAGAAGAAGGGTGTCACGATGACATAGCAATGTGTTTGGTTATGTTTGCGTGGTTATCTGTACAAGATTATTTTAAAGAACTTCACGACAATGATGTTCGTAAGAGAATGTATGAAGAACAGAGAGAAGCAATAGATGCTGATATGGCTCCATTTGGTTTTATTAGTGACGGTATGGATGATGAATCATTTGTGGATGGAGAAGGAGATCGTTGGCACGTAGATGAATATGGGGATAGAGCATTTATGTGGGAGTACCGTTGAAACAGAGGGAATCATAAATAATTTCAAGACTAATTGATAGAATTTTTCAAGGAGATTTAAACAATGGCATCCACCCAACTTTCGCCAGGGGTTGTTGTACTTGAAAAGGATCTCACTACAGTGGCTAACGCCACACTTGATAATGTTGCGGTGGTAGTAGGTTCCTTTGAAAAAGGTCCAGTAAATAAGATAGTAGATATAACTTCTGAGAAGGAGTTGCTATCTGTATTTGGTAGACCTAACGATTACAACTACGAGTACTGGTACAACGCTGCTCAGTTCCTATTGTACGGCGGTACATTAAAAGTTATTCGTGCGAACTCAACCTCGCTTAAGAACGGAATTGATACTGCTCAGACTACATCTTCAACCTTCAGTGCTAGTGATACTACACTGACTGTTTCAAGTGCAGCTGATATAGCAGTTGATGATTACCTCTTAATTGACGCTGAGATTGTTAAGGTAACAGTGATTTCTTCACTAGACCTAACAGTACAACGTGGACAGCTATCAACTTCTGCAGTTAGTCACGCTGCTTCTTCCTCAATCACATTGATTGAAGATGCTGGCACTTCTACCACAATGAACCAAGGAGGAACCTTGGCTGCTGGTGGAACAACTCTAACCGTTACATCTGTTGCTTCACTTGGTGTTAGTACAAACGATTACATCAAGATCGCTGATGAAATTCTAAGAATTTCTGGAATTTCTGGAAACGACTTGACTGTTGCTCGTGGTGCACTAGAGACCACTGCTGCATCTCAAACAGATGGACAGACAGTTACTAGATTAGCAGTAACTGCTGCTAAGACCACAATCAACGAGACAACTTCTACAGGTGTTACCGTACCTATCATACGTAACCTTGAAGAGTACGAAGCAAACGTTGAGTCTGGTTCTAACGCTTGGAAGTGGGGTTCTAGACATCCAGGTACATACGGTAATTCACTCCGTGTTGTTACTACTGATGCTGGTCCTGATCAAATTCTTTCTCTTGCTCAACCAAGTAGTGCTGAGTGGGAATTCCAAACAACTAGTGCGGTAGCATACAGTGCAGCAAATGCAACTGCTAAGATCTATCGTTACACAGTCGTAGCAACTCTTGATGCTCCTTCAATTTCTGGTGATTTTAATACTGGAGAATTTTGGAGAGCAGAGACTGATGCAGCATCACCTGTAGGTATTGCAGTACAAGGTACTGTAACTGCATATGATCCTATCACTCGCAAGATTGAACTTGCTGTCAATTACTCTCTATCATCTGACGTTCTTGAAGTCGGTGATGTTATTGCTCTTTGGACTGCTGCTTCTGGTGGATCTAAGACTGGAGACAAGGCAAAGGTAAGTGTCATCAACCGTCAGCTACACATTATTAAAGATTCAAACGCTAATAGATTCGAACCAAACTACACCATCGAAGATGACAATGGTGGTGGTTCACCAAATATAACTGTTGCTGCTGTACGCTCTGAGTATGATGAGCGTTATTTCGGTGGTAGTCAGAAATGGAACGCAGTTGCTCCACGTCCTACAACCTCACCTTGGGTTGCTGATCGTGGTGGTGCTGATGACCAAATGCATATCATCATCCTTGATGGAGATGGAAAACTAACTGGTACTCCTGGATCTGTTCTTGAGAAGTTCCTCTTTGTATCTAAAGCAGCTGATGCTAAAGGTGTTCAAGGAGAGACAATCTACTATAAGGATGTCATTAAGAACAATTCACAGTACATATACTGGGGATCACACGAGACCTCAGAGTTGTATGATGTAAATGGATCTGCTAACGGAGATTGGGGACAATCAGGTATTGGTACCCAGTTCGATTTGATTAAGCAACAATTACCAATCAAAACGAATGAAACATCTCTAGGTAGAGAAATCATCGGTACAACAAATGGTTCAACTGTCAAGCACACCATACAAGGTGGTGTTGATGGTTATACCTTAGCACGTGGAGAGATCCTAGCTGCATTTGACCTTGTTGCTGACAAAGAAACTATTGATGTTGACTACATCCTAATGGGTCCATCATTGGCAGACACCAGCGACACTGTTGCAAAAGCACAAAAGATCATTGACATCGCTGCTACACGTAAAGATTGTATGGCATTTATCTCTCCATCACGTGCAGATGTGATTGGACAGAGCGATACCAACGTCATAGTAAATCGTACGATTGATTTCTTCGATCAGTTATCTTCTACTTCTTACGCTGTATTTGATAACAACTACAAGTACATCTATGACAAGTACAACGACAAGTATCGTTATATTGCTTGTAACGCTGACCTTGCAGGACTAACATTAAGCACAACTCTGAATTCAGAAGCTTGGTTCTCACCTGCAGGATTCAATAGAGGTCAGTTAAGGAACGCAATTAAATTAGCATATTCTCCTCTAAAAGATCATAGAGATCGCTTGTATGCTGCACGTATTAACCCAGTAGTAGCATTCCCTGGTGAGGGTATCGTACTATTCGGTGATAAGACTGCACTATCTTACCAGTCTGCATTCGACAGAATTAACGTTCGTCGTTTGTTCTTGGTACTAGAAGATGCTATCTCAGAAGCAGCTAAGACACAACTATTCGAATTGAATGACGAGTTCACTCGTGCTTCATTCAAGAATATTGTGGAACCATTCCTACGTAGTGTTCAGTCACGTCGTGGTGTAGTGGACTTCCTAGTTGTTTGCGACAGCAGCAACAACCCACCCGAAGCAATTGATCGTGGGGAATTCTTTGCGGAGATATTCGTGAAGCCTACGAGGTCGATCAATTACATCACACTTACCTTCACTGCTACTAGAACTGGTTCTAGTTTCGCTGAAGTAACTAGCTGATTTCAAGAGAACTAATTAAGGAGACACACAAATGGCAGAATCACAACCAGGACAGGTAGAACAATCGGCGGTCAGAGCCCCGATTTTCTCCTTCCGTGACCAAGTAAGGGACTTTGCTCGTCCCAATCTGTTCCAATGTGAGATCTATGCACCTCCTGTCCTACAGGATGGAGTAACACCACAGTCAGGTGGTGTATCAGGATCATCATCAGAAGGAGTAGAGAACGCAGCAGGAGGATCACAACTCAATGCATCAGAAGCATCTGCTTTTGGTACCTTCCTTGTGAAGGCAGCAAACATTCCAGCATCTACTGTTGGAGTTGTTGAGGTTCCCTATCGTGGACGTATGCTTAAGATTGCTGGAGACCGTAACTTTGAACCTTGGACTGTAACCGTACTTAACGACCAGTCATTTAAGTTCAGAGCATTCTTCGAATCTTGGTCAACAAACATCCAAGCATTGCAACAGAATTTCCAGAACTCTAACACCATCGCTGATTATCAGGCAATGGCAAAGGTTAGACAGATGGATAGAAAAGGAAAGATCATTCGTACCTATAGGTTCGAAGGTATTTGGCCATCTAATATCAGTGCTATTGATTTAGATTGGGGTAACAATGACACACCAGAAGAGTATACTGTAGAGTTCCAAGTTCAGTACTGGACATACGATACAGACATCAACACTGGTAACGCTGGATAAGCGGTTCACAACCCTGCTAAATAGTAGGTCAGACAAAACGAGATAGATGTCACAACTTTTTGGTTATTCTCTTGAACGAGCCAAGAAGGGTCAGGCTACTGGCCCTTCTTTCGTGCGTAAAGAGTCAGATGATGCGGCTACACCAGTCGCAGGTGGAGGGTACTTTGGTACCGCCATTGATCTTGATGGAACATTTAAAGATGAGAATGATCTCATCCGTCGTTATCGCTCTATGTCAATTCATCCTGAATGTGACAGAGCAATCGATGATGTGGTCAATGAAGCAATCGCAGGTGATGTAGATGATACACCTGTAGAAGTAGAACTAAGTAATTTAAAAGTCGGTGCTGGAATTAAGAAGCAAATCAGAGAAGAGTTTGTAAACTGTCTGAGACTTCTTGATTTTGACAAGATGGCATATGATATTTTTAGACGTTGGTATATTGATGGGAAGTTATACTATCATAAAGTAATTGATGTTAAGAATCCCCGTGGTGGAATCACGGAACTTAGGTATGTGGATCCTCGTAAGATTCGCAAAGTCGTGGAGATGGAGAACAAGAAGGATAAACAACATCTTGATCCACGTACACTAGAAGCTAACTTAGCTCCTAAGACTGCAGAGTACTACGTGTACAATCCCAAGGGGATGCGTGCAGGTATGGAGACTTCTGGTATGAAGATTGCACCTGATGCAATTTCTTTCTGCCACAGTGGTTTGAAAGATATGAATAAGAATGTGATTATGTCACATTTGCACAAGGCAATTAAAGCACTTAACCAGCTGAGGATGATTGAAGACTCGCTGGTTATCTATCGTTTGAGCCGTGCACCAGAACGTCGTATTTTCTACATTGATGTAGGAAATCTTCCAAAGCAAAAAGCAGAACAGTACCTCCGTGAGGTAATGTCTCGCTATAGAAACAAGTTAGTATACAACGCAGATACAGGAGAAATAAGAGATGACAGAAAATTTATGTCAATGCTCGAAGACTTCTGGTTACCCAGAAGAGAAGGAGGACGAGGTACTGAAATCACTACGCTCCCAGGTGGACAAAATCTTGGAGAACTTGAGGATGTCAAGTACTTCCAAAAGAAACTATACCGTGCATTAAACGTTCCAGAGTCACGGTTAGAATCTGATTCAACATTTAATTTAGGTCGTGCTGCTGAGATCACACGAGATGAAATTAAATTCCAAAAGTTTGTCACAAGATTGAGGAAGAAGTTCAGTTATCTATTCCACGATCTACTTAAGACACAATTAGTTCTGAAAGGTATCATCAGTCTTGAGGACTGGGATGATATGTCAGAACACATCCAGTACAACTTCATTGCTGACAACTACTTCGCTGAACTGAAGGAGAAAGAGATGCTTACTGAGCGTCTAAACCTAGTCACTGCAATGGATCCATTTGCTGGCCGTTACTTCTCACTTGAATATATCCGTCGTCATATTCTTAGACATACTGACGCAGAGATCAATGAGATTGACGAACAGATTGAGGATGAAATCGAGAAGGGTGTCTTACCAGATCCCGCAACGATTGACCCTGCCACTGGTATGCCTATCGAAGATCCTGCAGCTATGGAAGGCGAAGGGATGGAAGAAGAGGCTCCAATTGGCATAGATAATGTAGAACCTGCGGACTATAAACGTGGGGAATTCTAAATAATACTGATGAGGACTTATTATGCCTAGCATTCCAGCTACTGAAATTGTTGACAAACTGTTTTCCGATAAAAAGGATTTAAGCGGTGAAGTTAATGATGCAATGATGGCACTCTCTCAAGATGCTCTAGATCAGAGAAGACAAGAGATTGCAAAAGATTGGTTAAAAGATTCTGAACCTGAAACTGAAGTAACACCAGAGGAGACACCTAATGAAACTGATAACGGAACAGATTGAAGACATTCAAGTACTTGAAGAGAGTACAAAGAGTGGTAAGAAAAATCTGTATATCGAAGGCACGTTTCTCCAAGGCGAGATTAAAAATCGCAATGGAAGGATGTATCCTATGGCTACTCTCCGAAGAGAAGTTGGTAAATACAACGAAAGCTTCGTTAAGTCAGGTAGAGCACTTGGAGAACTCGGTCACCCCGAAGGTCCAACAGTTAACCTAGATAGAGTATCTCATCTAATCACATCTTTGCAAGAAGATGGAACAAACTTCAAAGGAAGAGCACGTATCCTTGAGACCCCTATGGGTAACATTGCTAGGTCTCTTTTAGGAGAAGGAGTCAAATTAGGGGTATCCTCACGCGGGATTGGATCCCTAAGAAGGACTAGTGAAGGTGTAAATGTTGTCGCTGATGACTTTATGCTTGCCACTGCTGCTGATATTGTGGCAGATCCCAGTGCACCAGACGCTTTTGTGTCTGGAATAATGGAAGGAAAGGAGTGGGTCTGGGAGAATAATCTTCTCAAAGAACGTGAACTCCGCACAATTAAGCAAGGTTTGGACAATGCTCCAAACGCAAAAGTAATCGAAGAGATGAAAGTTTCCGCATTCGCAAAACTTATGAACTCTCTATAGATTATAAATATTTTTTAGATTAATTCCAGTAAGAATTTATTAAGGAGACAAACTAATGTCGGATGAAACAGTAAAGGCATCTGAAGAACAAACCCAAGAGGTCACCGAAGCTAAGTTCGACGGTGCCGTTGCTGATGGTTCTTCACTCGGATCAGTCGAAGTTCTCGGTGGACCTACACCTCAGAACTCAAAGCCTGATGATGAGAGCAACAAGATTAAGACACCAACTCAGACTCAAGCGTCTGCACCTAAGACAAAACCATCTGCTGCAAGCAGCAAGAAGGCTGAGTCTGTAGAAGCAGAGAATGCTGATGGTGAACAGTTAATCGAGATCGATGTATCTCAAGATGTTGCAGCATTAACCGAAGGAGAAGAACTCTCCGAAGAGTTCAAGACTAAAGCAGCAACAATCTTCGAAGCTGCAGTCGTCTCTCGCCTCAATGAGGAACTTGAGAAAGTACACGAAGAGTACACCAAGTCCTTAACAGAGGAAATCCAAATTGTTAAGACTGAATTGGCCGAGAAGGTCGATGAATATCTAACCTATGCAGTTCAAGGTTGGATGGACAATAACAAACTCGCAGTTGATACTGGTCTCAAAGCAGAGATCGCTGAGAGTGTTGTAGACGGTCTTAAAAAAGTTTTCGTCGAGAACCATATTGAGGTTCCCGAAGAAAAGGCAGATGTTCTTCAATCGATGGCATCTGAACTTGATTCAATGGAAGCAAAACTCAACGAGCAAATTGAAAAGAATGTAAGCCTCAACTCTACAGTTGCAGGTTTCGTTAAGAATGGGATTGTGAGCGAGGTTTCTGAGGGACTAGCATCTACCGAAAAGGAGAAGCTAGCATCTTTATCAGAAGGGGTTGAGTTTGAAGATGAAGAGTCATTCCGCAGCAAGGTAGAAACTCTGAAGGAGTCGTACTTCTCCAGCAAGCCAGCGAAAGCTGACAGTGAAACCGTTGCAGAAGACGTACAACCAGTTGTGGACAGCGAAATCACAGAGTCTATGTCACGTTACGTAGATGCTCTGAAGCGTTTCAAAGCCTAAATGACTAATTGATTAAAACTACTATTTCCAAGGAGAAAAAAAGCAATGTTCAATTCTGAACAGTTGCAGGAAAAGTGGAACCCCGTACTTGATTGTGATGGACTTGATAGTATCAAGGACAATTACAAGAAAGCGGTCACCGCAGTCCTGCTCGAAAACCAAGAAAAATTTTTAAGAGAAGAAGCTGGAGTTCTTACAGAAGCAGCTCCAACAGTTAGCACAGCATCAACCTCATCCGTTGCAGGTTTCAGTGCCACCGCTACTGCCACAGGTCCAAGTGCAGGTTTCGATCCTGTTCTCATTAGCTTGATCAGAAGGTCAATGCCTAAGCTTATTGCTTATGACATTGCTGGTGTTCAGCCAATGACTGGTCCTACTGGACTTATCTTCGCAATGCGTTCACGTTACGGTACTAACCGTACTGCTGGAACTGAAGCATTCTTCAATGAAGCAGATTCAGAGTTCTCTGCAGAGAACGCAGCAAGTGATCTAGGTAGAACAGCACAGTCTGGATCTAACCCAGGATTACTTAACGACAGTGGTACTTACAATACCTCAACAGGTATGACTACTGCCGAGTCAGAAGCATTAGGTGATGCTGCTGGCAACCAGTTCGCTGAGATGAACTTCAGTATTGAGAAAGTTACTGTGACTGCTAAGTCCAGAGCCCTCAAAGCTGAGTACTCACTAGAACTAGCTCAAGACCTCAAAGCCGTTCACGGTTTAGACGCTGAGTCAGAACTAGCAAACATCCTCTCAACAGAGGTTCTTGCTGAGATCAACAGAGAAGTTGTTCGTACTGTATACAAGGTTGCAAGACCTGGTTCTCAGAACAACACAGCAACTGCTGGTATCTTCGACTTAGACGTTGACTCCAACGGTAGATGGTCAGTTGAAAAGTTCAAAGGTTTACTTTTCAACATTGAAAGAGATATGAACGCCATCGGGCACGAAACTCGTCGTGGAAAGGGGAACATACTAATATGTTCTGCTGACGTTGCTTCTGCACTATCAATGGCTGGTGTACTAGATTACACACCTGCTCTTTCTGGAAACAGCAATCTACTTCCTGATGACAACAGCAGCACACTTGCTGGTACTCTTAACGGAAGAATCAAGGTTTATGTTGACCCTTACTCTGCAAACGTAAGTGACAGACACTTCTACGTCGCAGGTTACAAAGGTGGTTCTGCATATGATGCTGGTTTATTCTACTGCCCATACGTTCCTCTACAGATGGTTCGTGCGGTTGGTCAGGATACATTCCAACCAAAAATTGGCTTTAAGACCAGATATGGTCTAGTTGCTAACCCATTCGCTGAGGGTACTACTCAAGGTGAAGGTGCACTTACTGCCAATGCAAACCGCTACTACAGACGTAGTTTGGTTGACAACCTAATGTAAATCGAAGTTTCGATATACACACAAGAGAGACCCTTCGGGGTCTCTTTTTTTATGTCATAGCCTAAATATTTGCACTATAATACGGAGTGTGCCAATGACCCATTACAATGTCGGGTATATGGACAACTCACACAATCATCAGGAAATCTGTGTGACCGCAAGTGATTCCTATGATGCACGAAGCATTGCTGTAGAAGACGTACCATATATCCACGACCACCCGAACTCAATCGATTACATACAGACAAATGAACGGTAGATTAGACAAAGTAGCAATGACAAATAGATTAATGCAACTCAAAAGAGAGTTGGATTATAAGTGTGAAATAGGAGAGAAAGGAGAATGGGAATGCGTTGGTGCTAACCAAACTCTTAATAGAGTGTTTGATGTTTTAGACGAGTATTGGCAGTGACTAAATAGTGGTACGAAGCTGACCACTAATATAGTAAATGTCTTTCACTAGTCAAATCTCAAATAGGAATTTCTTATCACCAGGTGGTTTCCGTTTCGTGCTGGCAAAGTTTCCCAAGGTGGCATACTTTGCACAGTCTGCTAATGTACCAGAAATGTCCGTTAGTTTGGTAGATCAACCAACTCCCTATCGTAGTATCAATTTAGAAGGCACCGTATCCTACGGTGAATTTAGTCTAACCTTCTTGGTTGATGAAAATATGGAAAACTTTCTCATACTTCATAACTGGATGAGAGCATTGGGTGTACCAGATAACTTTAAAGAGAGACAAGACTTCATAGAGAATCAACCTATGAATCTTAAAACTAACTACGGTAAGTCTCTAGGTGATCTCAGGTATGCTGATGGTACTCTAGCAATTTTAAATTCAAATTTCCAACCACTATATAATGTGAACTTCAAAGACTTAAAACCAACTGCACTAAGTACTTTGGAATTTGATGCTACATTATCTGACCAGGAATACTTCCAAGCAAGTGTTTCATTTGATTATACATCATACGAGATACAATCACTGGAAGGCACTCGTAAAACTAACTTGAATTAATTATGTTATCTAAGCAAACTGAAGAGCATCTTAATGATGCTAGTGGCAACGTACGTGCTGCACTTAAATACGCTTCTATTAATGAGAAACCCTTAGTGGTTTCACAACTTGCAAAACTTCTTAGTGATATAGATCACATCAAGTCGTTCGAACACATTATGGATATTATGGAGGAGCACACAGGTGGCATTACTTGATGAACTCCAAGAGTCTTGGGCAAAAGATTGTCTCTTTGATGAACTTGCTTTAGGTGATGAGTCTCTAGTTATACCGAGACTTCATCAAAAATATCACGTGTACTATAATAAGTACAAACTAATTCTTGAAGAGAAGAAAATAGAACTAGGTATAATCAGGAAACAGAAGTGGTTATATTACAATGGCAAAGGTCCAAACACTAAAGGAGAATATTTTGACCTTAAGGTTCTTAAGGGAGATCTAAATATCTTCTTGGATAGTGATGAGGATATAGCAAAGCAGACACTAACAATTAAATACTTTGAGACTTGTATAAACTATATTGAGAACATTCTCAAGATGATAAACAATCGTGGATTCCAAGTGAAGAATGCGATTGATGCAAAGCGGTACGAGTTCCCAGTCTGATGACTTCCATTGTTAAAAAGAATGATGTCTATCTTAGGATAGGTACTGAGCAGCATATTCATCACGAATTGTCTGAGTACTTTACCTTCGAAGTTCCTGAAGCAAAGTTCCTACAGCAACAGCGTAGGTACAGGAGATGGGATGGTAAGATCCGTCTGTATTCTCCTGGCACTGGTGAATTGTATGTGGGACTATATGGATACCTGGTTGAATGGTTGGAAAAGATGGGGTACGATTACACCATCGATGATAACGAACAGTTCGGAAAACCAGGAGACACAGATGCAGAAGTTACACCGCAGACAATTGCTCGTTTTGTTCGATCTCTGGCTATGCCTATCAAGGCAAGAGATTATCAACTCAAAGCAATTTACTCAGCACTTCGTCGATATAGACGGCTTATACTCAGCCCAACTGGATCAGGGAAGAGTTTAATAATATATTGTTTGATGAGATGGTACATACAAAGGAACTTAGAAGTCTTAATTATAGTACCAACAACATCATTAGTAGAACAATTATATAAAGATTTTCAATCATATGGATTCTATTGTCAAGGGACTGTAGATCAGATCTATGGTGGTAAAGAAAAATATACTAAGTCTCAGGTTATAATTAGTACGTGGCAGTCAATCTATAAGGAAGACAAGTCATACTTTAAACGTTTCGATGCGGTAATAGGAGATGAAGCACACTTATACAAAGCAAAATCACTTACGTCCATTCTTACTAAGTGCCATAACGCTAACTATCGCGTGGGTCTTACTGGTACTCTCGACGGTCTTCAATGCAACCAGTTAGTATTAGAAGGTTTATTTGGTCCCGTAGAACAAAGTATTAGGACTGCAGACTTACAGAAGTCTTCGTACTTATCAGAATTAAAGATCAACATCCTAGTATGTAAACACGATTACATTGGATTTGATTCCTATCAGGATGAGATAAATTATATAATAGGAAATAGGAAACGGAATAAAATCATCACTGGATTGGCAAAGGATATCTCTGGAAACACCTTGATACTATTCAATTTTATCGAGAAGCACGGAGACGTTTTGTGGGAAATGCTAAATAGTAATAACAAATCTAAACATTTGTTTTATATTCACGGTGGTGTACCCACTGATGAACGTGAAGAAGTACGACAAATCTGTGAAGCGTCTGACAACGCTATCATCCTTGCTTCGTACGGTACCTTTAGTACGGGTATCAATATCAAGAACCTACATAATGTTATCTTTGCCTCACCAACTAAATCAAGAGTTCGGAACCTACAATCAATAGGTAGAGCCTTGAGGAAGCACGATTCAAAGGCACGTGCTACACTTTATGATTTTGCTGATGACATTAGTAATGGTAAGTTTAGAAATTTCACTCTAAACCATTTGACTGAACGGATCCGAATTTATAACGACGAGAAGTTCACCTACGGCATCACTGAGATTAATTTAGGAGACAAGAAATGAGTCAATCCCTCAGTTACATTCGACCTGATGAAGAATTCTTCGGAGCTATCAAGCTTATGAACGGAGAAGAGATCATTGGTAAGATAGTAGTATCTGATGAAGAAGGTGGACATATGGCATTCATTCAAGATCCTGCAAAGGTTCACGCAAATGATACTATGTCCGAAGGGAAGAGGGCTGTAGCTGTAGGTCTAAAGAAGTGGATGGTTTTTTCCGCCGAAGATTTTTATATAATACCTGAAGATAGGATCCTTACAATTGCTCCTCTAAGTACAGAGGCTATAGTAATGTACAAATATTTTATTCAATCTGAATTAAAGTTAAGGCATCCAACAGGTAGATCTACCTCACAAGAGATCGATCCTGATTTAGGTATGGGACTTATTGGTAAAGTCGATGAGACCCGTAAAAGATTAGAAGATCTATTTAATACAGATAATAGCTAAGTCTATCCCGCCAACCCTGACAGTGTTGAGTCTAACCAAATTTACACAACTTGTCAAGCTACTCCATTTCTGATATAATTCTGTTATGCAACAACCTGTTAAATATGGCATTTATGGTGGCGAGAAAAAATACCAAAAATCAACATTACGTCGATAACCAAAAGTTCCTAAAGGCAATAGTGGCTTATCGTGACAAGGTTGAATTGGCTAAAATTAGGGACAAAAAGAAACCTAGGATAGATGAATACATAGGTGATTGCTTTTTAAAGATAGCAACACATTTGTCTTATCGTCCTAACTTTATCAACTATATGTACAAGGAGGATATGATCTCAGACGGTGTAGAGAACTGTGTACAGTACATAGATAACTTCGACCCTGCTAAGTCTAAGAACCCCTTCGCATATTTTACACAGATAGTATACTATGCCTTCCTAAGAAGAATTGCTAAAGAGAAAAGACAGATGGATATAAAGGATAAGATTATAGAGAAGAGTGGATTCGATCAAGTATTCCATTCAGATGATCCTTCTGCTAATGCAGAACTTAGTGGCATCAAGTCACGTATTGAAATGAACACTCGCTATTAACTATGTGGTACACTTTATTTTGGACGGTGATTATTATGTACGCACTTATAAGACTGGGGGTCTTTAGAAAATGAGACTAACCCAAGCAGTTATTGACAAGATTGCAGTTGCAATGCAACATACCAAGAAGGATGGAACTGTCAATTGGAAAGACGGTGATGAGATTGATGTGTGTCTTGGTGGCACATTTGCAGGAGATAAGTTTATCTCTATCATAAACAGAACACGTAGCAACACTACTAAACGATGAGTGAATTTCATATTGATATTGATAAGGCACTAGAGAATGCCAAGAAGACAGACCTTAATGGATTTGCAAAGAATACATATCCTGATGGTCTGGGATCTGTTAGAGCAGCAGTAGAGAATGCTGAAATGTTATGTGGATTAGATAAGAATACTATGCAAGAACTACTTAAAGGTGAGTGGACACAGTTGACTACTTCCAACTCAACTGGTAGAATGTCTAAGAAGATTGTAATCGAGTATGACATCAAACAAAAAACTGCTGCTGATAACTGATCAGCACTTTGGTGTACGCAACGACAATCAAGTATTCATAGAGAAGTACAGGGAGTTCTATACCAATACAGTCATCCCATATATCAAGAGACATAAGATCACAACTGTGATGTGTCTTGGTGATTCATTTGATAAGAGAAAGGCTATAAATTTTTTGTCGCTTGAATCTGCTAGAGAGATGTGGTTCGATCCTCTCAAAGAGATGGGTGTCCAGATGCATATGTTGATAGGCAATCACGACATATACTATAAGAACACACTTAAAATTAATTCACCTCAGCACCTCCTAGGTGAGTATGACAATATAAAAATCTACACAGAACCAGAAGAGATTGAAGTTGAAGGTGTTAGAATATTAATGCTGCCTTGGATTTGTGACGATAATAGAAAGCAAATAGATCAGATGGTTGAAGAGTCAGATGCACCAGTATGCTTTGGACATCTAGAACTAACAGGATTCGAAGCTATACCAGGTAGGTTTATGGAGCACGGTGATGATCCATCACCTTATAATAAGTTTAAGTTATGCTGCTCAGGACACTTCCATATGAAGTCAAAGCAAGGTAACATCAACTATCTCGGCAATCCGTACCAATTATACTGGAATGATTACGGTCAGAGAAGAGGGTTCCATACACTAAATACTGATACACTTAACTTAACATTTCATCTTAACCCTTATCAAATCTTTAACAAATTATATTATGATGATGTTCAGAAGGACTATGAAACCTTACCTGACTTCACTAAGTTAAAGGGATCTTATGTAAAGGTAATCGTACAGAATAGAGAGAACCAAGTATGGTTTGATCGCTATATTAAATCACTTCAAGATAGTGATGTTGCTGATCTAAAAATCATTGAGGATCTATCATTGGATATGGTTGATGTGGATGAAAATCTTGAGACAGAAGATACGATTACTATCTTAGAGAATTATGTACAGGACTTGGAAGATTCTATAGACAAGACTAACGTAGTGAATATTTTGAAATCGTTGTACACGGAAGCACTCAATCTTTAATGTTCATATTGTTGGATAAATCAACTGGAGGAGTATATGCAGTCACTGATAAAGGTGGAAATAAAGTGGTGCAAATTTTTGTTGACAAAGATGACGCAGTGCGTTATTATGGTATGCTAGAAGCAGTTGACTATAAACGTCCACTGGAAGTGACTGAAGTAGAAGAGGACATTGTTATAGACAACTGTTCTGTTCACAACTACAACTACGCTTTTATCAATCCTGAAGATCTTGTTATTCCTCCTCTGTCATTATGATCACATTTGAGAAGATTCGTTGGAGAAACTTCTTAAGTACAGGCAACCAATTCACTGAGATTAATTTCACCCAAACTAGTTCCACTCTTGTTATTGGATCTAACGGTGCAGGTAAATCTACTATGTTGGATGCTCTGTGCTTTGGATTGTTTAACAAACCTTTCAGGAAGATCACAAAGTCACAGTTAGTTAATACAATCAACGAGAGAGATACTTTAGTTGAGATAGAATTTAAAGTAGGTACAATAGATTATAAGGTAGTACGTGGAATTAAACCAGCTGTATTTGAGATGTATCGTAATGATACTCTGATAGATCAGGATGCTGCTAATAGAGACTACCAGAAATACCTTGAGCAAAGTATATTAAAATTAAACTTTAAGTCATTTACACAGGTGGTCATACTAGGGAGTAGTACGTTTGTTCCCTTTATGCAATTAGGTGCTAGTCATAGAAGAGAAGTTATTGAAGATCTATTGGACATACAAATCTTTTCCCATATGAATATGCTCCTGAAGGAGCGTGTAAAGGATAACAATGAGATACTTCGTGATTGCAAGCACGAACTAGAAATGGCTACTGCTGCTATCAAAGCACAGGAGAAGACATTATCAAAACTTACTATCGTTAATGATGAGAGAATTGCTCATCAGAAGGAAAGGTTTGATAACAATGAAGAACGAATGAAGACTCTAAAAGAAGAGATCGAAGAGTTTCAAAAGAAGATTAACAAACTCGTTAACAGCACTACAAAGTTAAAGACAAAGGAAGAAGAATATAAAAAGACCTTTGGTATACTGAGTAAGTTGAACGGAAGACAGGAGAGAGTTGTTAAAGATATTAAATTCTTTGACGATAATTCATCTTGTCCTGTATGTACTCAGGAGATTGAAGAGAAATTTAGACAGGTCAAAGTTAAAACTTTAAACGAAAAGGTTGATGAATTAAATGAAGCAGCAGGTACTCTAGAGAAACAAGTACAGAAGACACTTCAAACGATTGAGAAATTAAGAGAGGATAGTTCTAATGTAACTGAATATCAATTTGAAATTCGTCGTTTAGTAAACGAAGAACAGAAGTTGATGAAACAGAATACTGATATTTTATCTCAGATCAAAAATTTAACTGATGAATCAGACCTTAATAAGGAACAGTTACTACTGGAGAAATTACAACAAGATTATAATGATAAGGAGACTGCTTGTTCAGGTGTCAGTAAAGAAGCACAGGACTATAAGTTAGTCAGTAATCTTTTAAAGGATGGTGGTATCAAGGCAAAAATTATTTCTAAGTATATTCCTATCATCAATCAGAGGATCAATAGATATCTTACATCAATGGATACCTATATTAATTTTACTTTGAATGAAGAGTTTGGTGAGGTTATTAAGTCACGTCATCGTGATAAGTTCTCTTACTCATCCTTCTCTGAAGGTGAGAAGCAGAAGATTGACCTATCACTTCTCTTTACTTGGAGACACGTTGCTAAATTAAAGAACTCTATCATTACAAATCTATTAATACTTGATGAAGTATTTGATAGTTCACTAGATAATACAGCAACAGAAGAATTACTTAAGATTCTTAAAGAGTTATATACTGATACTAATATGTTTATCATCTCCCATAAGGGTGATGTACTCCTAGACAAGTTTGATAGAACTATCAAGTTTGAAAAGGTTAATGAGTTCTCAAAGGTATTTGAAGATGTTTGACATCCCATTTTATACAAGCAATAATGAATATGAGAATCACTGTCAATTCAGGAAAGAATTATTAGCACGTCGTGATGAGTTTTGTACTGAAGAGAATAAATTTTATGGTACTGGTTATAGCACCATCCATACTAATGATCAGATACATAAAGAGTATCCTGAGTTTAATGAGTTACTGTTATCAAAACAAGAACTATTTGATCCAGAACTTAAGGTTACCCACTGTTGGGTTAACATCAATCCTAAAGGTGGGTTCCAGATGCGTCACAACCACGCAGAGTGTGATGTTGCAGGAACCTATTATTTACAGGTGCCACCTGGCAATACTGGCGATCTTTATCTCTATCATCCTGCACACGCAGTAGAAACTACTTGGAGAATAAGACCTTACTGGCCAACAACACATTGTCAGATACCACGTGAAGGTGACCTATACTTTTGGCCAGGTTACCAAGACCACGAGGTTCGTATGAATGAAGAGAACGACGAGAGATGGTCGGTTTCCTTTATGATGAGTATTCCTGACTGTGTTAGACTACAAAGATTCCCTAACTTACCGAGACCCAGATGACATTCCTAATTGGTATAATGTCTTTTGCAAATTTTGTATTCTATCCTCTAGTGATAGCAACAATCATTGCATTTATAATTGAGCAGATATTCAGAGCACAAGATAAAGCACCTGAGATTCTTAGGTCTATGTCAGTTAGAAAGTATTTCTGGAGACAAGCTTGGTTGTTCAACATCATATGGTTTGTTGGATATTTCATCCTATTGATTGTTAACAGACCAGGTGCACAGCAAATGCCTGATTTAATTTGGCAAGGTTAATTCAATTCGATATGGAAATTTTCCCCACACATCTATATGTGTTTAATCATAGTGACGAGAGAATAGACGAGGAGATCGATGGAATTCCTGATGATCCAGACATCCTATCTCACCTGAGTGTAGGTGCCAAGGAAGAGATCCTCTATGGGTCTCATACTGGAATAAACGATCTCCAGTTGTTTCAAAAATATAACTTACCCCACTTGAGAGCATTTTGTGAAAAGTCATTGGCACATATAGATCCTACCTGTACGATAGCGAACTCTTGGCTGAATAGGGGACCGAAGGACAGTTTCCAAATTGCACACACCCACGCTGGTTTCAATGTATCTGGTGTATACTATCATAAGGACTGTGTTCCTGAGATGGGAGGGATTGTATTCATCAATCCGAATCCTCATTCTAAGATGTGCCTATGGGGTACAGAGGAAGGTCGCCACTTCCCTGCTACACCAAGGACTCTCGTCTTATTCCCATCTTGGTTAGAGCATAAAACTGAGAAAAATCGTATAGATACTCCTAGAGTATCCATAGCCTTCAATGCAAAATGACAACTCCAAACTGGCAACACAATTCTGGGAAGCCACCCAAACGTAAATTAAAACCACGTGCACTTAAGAGTGCAAGAGACAGACGCAACCAGTTGATAAAGTGTCTACTAAAGACCTCCGACCGCCATCGGGGGTCTTATAATATGTGTATACAAACGAAGGAATTAAATGACAGTCAACAGAGAAGTCAAAGGAACCCTTGCTAAACTACTAGCAACAGAGGATCTAATCATCGAGCACAGAAATTGTGAGACTGCTCAGTTTGACGTGGAGAGACGTGTACTAACTCTTCCAATCTGGGATCAGGCAACTGAAGCAGTATATGATATGCTCGTCAGTCACGAAGTAGGACACGCTCTATACACTCCAAGAGAGTGGGAGTATGGTAAAGTTCCTCAGTCATTCTTGAATGTAGTAGAAGATGCTCGTATCGAGAAGTTAATGAAGCGTAGATACCAAGGTCTTCCTAAGACATTCTTCGCAGGTTATAAGGAGTTAAGTGAGCAAGATTTCTTTGAATCAAAAGAAAACGTTGATAAGTTCTCTTTAATTGATAAGATCAACCTACAGTACAAGATCGGTAACTTCCAGTACATCGCATTCACAGACGAAGAGCAAGTATTTGTAGATGCAGTAGGACAGTGTGAAACATTCGAGGATGTAGAGAACGTTTCTAAACAGATCTTCGACTTTATGAAGGAAGAGTATGAGAAGAAGCAGAAGGAAGAAGCAGAAGAGGAAGCAGATTCAGCATTCGAAATGCCTCAGATGGGTGGTACAAATCCAGATCTAGGTGATGATTCACAAGATCCTTTCTCACAGGAACCACCAATAGATGCAGATACTGATGGTCAATCAGGTGATGATGGTGATGATACTGAAGCAGAGGGTGGTGATGTAACTCAGGATGCAGAGATACCTACTACAACTGAAGGTGGTGTAGAAGGTGGTAATCCATTAGAAGCACAGACAGATAAGATCTTTACAGACAAAGTTAAAGAGTATGTCAAGCACGGTGGATTCGAGACTGAGTATGTTGAGATTGATAAAGTTGATCCTGATAAGTTAATCATCTCTTGGAAGGAAATACTTCAGATGTCTGAAGAGAGATATAAGGTTGAGATGCCTATCGATGGTGATGACAGTCAACTCTGGAGATACAATGTTGAGAAAGCAGACCTTGAGAAGAGTGAGTCAGACTATAGAGAGTTCTTTAAGTCATCACAGAAAGAAGTTAACTATCTTGTTAAAGAGTTTGAGTGTCGCAAAGCAGCATCTAGTTATGCTCGTGCTACTACAAGTCGTACAGGTGTTCTTGATACTGCTAGATTACACACTTACAAGTACAATGAGGATCTCTTTAAGAAGGTAACTAACTTACCTGAAGGAAAGAATCACGCTATGGTCTTCTTACTAGACTGGTCTGGTTCAATGAGCAATTGCTTATTCGATACAGTAAAGCAAGTTCTTCAACTAACTTGGTTCTGCCAGAAAGTTGGTATCCCTTATAGAGTATATGCATTCAGCAATAGCATCTATTCTGCCAACTACTATGATAGAACAGTAGATAAGTTCGAAGAGAAGTTGGGTAAGATCTCTTTCAATCAAGGATTCGGTCTACTTGAAATGCTTACTTCAGAAGGAAACAAGAAAGAGAGAGATAGATCTGCTTTAGCACTCTGGAGAAATGCTGGTGTTAACAGCACTCAACCAAAAACTTGGTCTCGTGTATACTCTATGGGATGTCCTGCAATCTTAGGTCTATCAGGTACACCATTGATGGAAGCAATTGCAGCAATGCACTCAGTACTTCCACAGTTCATCAAGCAAACTGGTGCAGAGAAAATATCTCTATCAATCCTAACTGACGGTGAAGCAGCACAACCTTCTTACAACTGCAAGAGATCAGCAATAATGGGTGAGAACCTATTCCGTAACTCATTCAACGGACGTTGCCAGTTAAGAGATCGTAAGACTGGAAGAGTATATGCTCGTAAGGATAACCCTCTAGAGCAGACAAATGTATTCATCCAGAACCTTAAGGATTCATTCAGACAAGTACAAATGCTAGGGTTCCGTCTAATCACACCACGTGACACTAGTGGATACTTCAGAATGATTCAGTATATGGGATTCATTAATGAGTTCAGCGAGGAAGCGATCAAGAGATTCAGAAAGCAGAAGTTCTATGAAGTAACTGAGTCACCTTATGACAAGTTATTTGTTATGCCAACAACTGCATTAGTAGATGACAATCCACTAGATGATCTTAAGGAAGATGCAACAAAGGCACAAGTTGGTGCAGCGTTCAAGAAGATGTTCAAGAACAAAGCATCCAATAAAAAGATGCTCGCATCATTCGCTGAGACAGTTGGATAAGTGTCTACTAAGGGGTCGCAAGACCCCTTTTTTACACTATACTTAGTACATACAAAACAAATACGGACAACACATTATGGCATTCCAAACTGAAATCCCTGTAACAACTGAAGGAGTTGTTGAGTACCTTACAAACAACTTCGGGACTGAAGTTTCTACACAAGAATTATTGAAAGCAGCAGACGAGTTCAAGTGCTCATACGCAACAATCAAAAAGAGACTTAAGCAGTACAAGAAGTCCATAGGTAAGTGGAACCTAACCATAGAAGAAGCACGTGAGGTTTTTGAAAAGCAAATCGTTAAGTCAGATCCAAAGGCATCTCTAGTACCTTCTAAGGATGAACTATATGTTCCATTCGGAAACTTTAACTCTGTTAAGAAGATTATCAAGAGTAAGAAGTTCTATCCTACTTTCATCACTGGTCTATCTGGTAACGGTAAAACATTTGGTGTGGAGCAAGCAGCGTCAAGTCTAAATAGAGAGTTGATTAGAGTTAACATTACTGTTGAAACAGACGAAGATGACCTTATTGGTGGGTTCCGTCTTAATAATGGTAGCACTGTATGGCATAATGGACCAGTTATCGAAGCACTGGAAAGGGGAGCTATCCTCCTTCTAGACGAGATTGATCTAGCATCTAATAAGATTCTATGCTTACAGTCAATCCTTGAAGGTAAAGGAGTCTTCCTAAAGAAAATCGGCAAGTACGTAAGACCTGCTGATGGGTTCAATGTTATTGCGACAGCGAATACTAAGGGTAAGGGTTCTGACGATGGTAGATTCATCGGGACTAACGTGCTCAACGAAGCGTTCCTTGAGAGATTCGCTATTACTCTTGAGCAAGAGTATCCATCACCAGCGATAGAAGTTAAAATCCTGAACAAGCAATGTGCTGATTCAGACTTCTGTGCACGTCTTGCTGACTGGGCACAGATCATCCGTAAGACCTTCGCTGATGGAGGAATTGATGAGGTGATCTCCACTCGTAGGTTGGTTCACATCGTTAAGGCATTTGAGATCTTCGGTTCTAAAGAAGATGCTATCCAGTTCAGCATCAACAGATTTGATGATGAGACTAAGCAAGCATTCTTGGAATTATATGACAAGATCGATGCTGAATTTAATATCTCAGATAATGACTTGACCGATCAACCAAACTGACGTATACTTAATTCAAATGGATCTTCCACTAGACGACCGAGAATTGAAAACAGTAGTCGCTGCCCTGAAACTGGGTGGCGATACTGCTCTTCACAACAAGTTAAAACTTGTTATTGAACTCAGAGATCTGGGTTTACCCTATAAGAAGATACTTAAAGAACAGTATGGTTATTCAGTATGAACCGAAAGTACAATGAGGAAGAGTATCTCAAAGAGATCTCTGAGTACATTGCAAACACTTACAGAGGTCATTATTCAGTCGGCAACGTACAGACTCTTGACCTCATAGATTCAGTAGGTGACGCAGAAGCATTCTGTAGGAGTAATGTCCTTAAGTATGCTTCACGCTATGATAGAAAAGGTACAGCACGTCGTGATATCATTAAGATTATTCACTACGGTATCTTGCTACTCCACTTTAATGATAAGCGTGAGAAAGCAAACCAAATTAATTCCAATAGTACTACAGCATTTGCTGTAGACTATGATAAATGATCCTCTAACTACATTATGTCCCTTGTCAAACTCAGTAAAAAAACTCAGAACCTCCTTAAGAACTTTGCCACGATCAACAAGTCGATTGTTATCGATCCTGGCAACAGCATCAGGACATTATCTGTCAACAAAAACATCTTTGCTTCTGCTATTGTCAGCGAGAACTTCCCTCAAGAAATTGCCATTTATGACCTCGGTAATTTCCTATCTACTCTCTCACTCTTTGAGAGTCCAGTCTTCGACTTCTCAAACACTTCGAAACTTATCACAACAGACGAAGCCTCTAACTCAAGAGGAACGTTCTACTATTCTGACCCTTCTGTAATACAATCAGTACCTAACAAGGGTATACAGATGCCAGATGTAGATGTTCAGTTTAGTCTTAAGACTGATACATTACAGGATCTTATAAGAGCAGCAAGTGTATATCAGGTACCTGATTTATGTTTGTTTAATAAAGGTGAGGACATTAGATTGCAAGTATGTGACAAGAAGAACGAGACATCAAATACATATTCAGTTCCAGTTGGTAAGAACACAAGTAGTGAAGACTTCTGTTATTGTTTTAAGGTAGAGAATCTTAAGATTCTACCAGGTGATTATGCAGTTAGTGTTGCTAAGAATAAAGTTAGTCACTTTGTATCAGCAGCAAATAATGTAGAGTATTATATTGCTCTTGAACCTGACACAAAATGATCCCAACATTTGTATCCCTCCAAGCAGATTTGTTCAGACTACCGTGTCTTATATGTCACGTACCTGACTGGCAAAATGTTAAGAGGGATTTTTTATCTTCGATTAACTGGGATGATCCTGACTGTAACCTAGAACATTTCTATAGTGATTTCCATAGGTACTTCACTAGAGGTGAGCAACCTCCATATCATATGGATCTAATGGAAGTTCTTAGAGGACCATTAGAATTCTTTGCTCAAGAGAATCCTGGTTCACAGGTATTGAGTTCTTGGTGTCAGAGATATAGTGCTAACCAAATGCATCCTGTACATACACACGGTGTTATAGGTTACTCAGCAGTGTTCTATGCACAGTTGGGTAGAGCACATAAACCAACTTGTTTCTTCTCACCATTTCCAGATCCTTGGTCTGGATTTATTGACGAGAAGATTCCAAAATGTGAAGAGGGTGATATAATCTTCTTCCCATCACAATGTATGCATCAGTCGTTGCCACACGCTGCTGCAGAGGATAGAATTATATTCTCATTTAATATTATGCAATCCCCTGAGTCGATCTATGTCTGATTTTCTATGGTGTGAACAGTACCGTCCTCGTAAGATCGAGGATTGTATTCTTCCTGATAACATCAAAACAGTTCTACAGAAATTTGTAGCAAACAAAAAGATTCCAAATCTATTATTGTCAGGTCCACCAGGTATAGGTAAGACCACAGTTGCTAAGGCATTGTGTGAAGAATTAGGAGCAGATTATTATGTCATCAACGGATCAGATGAAGGAAGATTCCTCGACACAGTTAGAAACCAAGCGAAAAACTTTGCATCAACTGTTTCCCTCGTGGGTGGTGCCAAGATCATCATCATCGATGAAGCAGACAACACCACAAATGACGTACAGTTATTGTTACGAGCTACTATCGAGGAATTCTCCTCGAACTGTAGGTTCATATTTACGTGCAATTACAAGAACAGAATAATTGAACCATTACATTCACGTTGTTCAGTTGTAGACTTTAGTATCAATGGTAAGGAGAAGCAGGTACTTGCTGCTCAGTTCTTTAAGAGGATCCAAGATATCCTTACAGAGCAGAAGGTAGAAGCAGAACCAAAAGTATTAGTAGCATTAGTTCAGAAGTATTTCCCTGACTTTAGAAGAACTCTTAATGAGTTACAGAGATATAGTTCTATTGGTAAGATCGATACAGGTGTACTTGCTGCTGTAACAGATACTAAGTTGCAAGATCTTGTAGGATATCTTAAGAACAAAGAGTTTACCAATATGAAAAAATGGGTGGTTCAGAACCTAGATAGTGAACCAACTCAGATTATGAGAAAGTTATATGATTCGTTATATAATTATTTGCAATCTCAATCTATTCCTGAAGCAGTTCTTGTTATTGGTGAGTACCAATACAAGGCAGCATTCGTAGCAGATCAAGAGATTAATTTAGTTGCTTGTATGACAGAACTTATGATGAGGTGTCAGTTTAAATGAACTATGACTTTAAAAACTCTCTTACGGATGTACGATCTGTTGTGCATCTTATTGGTATGCACGGTGATAATCTTATTGGTCTCGAACTAGGGGTAGATCGTGCACAAAGTTTTTGTACTTTGTTACAAGCTTGTCCTAATATTAAACACCTTACTGGTATTGATAACTGGGAACCTTATACAGATTACTTAAGAGAAGATAATGAACCTGGTCCTTCCAACTCTACTGATCTTGCAGAGATGGAGATCTTTGAATTTATGGCACATCATCATATTAGATTCTCTGGTGAAGAAGATAGATCAACAATTATCAAAGGTAACATAGAGGATTTAGCTATCACATTTCCTGACGAACATTTTGATTTTATTTTTATGGATGCTTGGATGACATATGAACAAGCACTTAAAGAATTAAATGATTGGTATCCTAAGATTAAATATGGTGGATTGTTATGTGGTCACGATTATAAATCACATCTTATTCAGAGAGCAGTAGCAGAATTTAGAGAACAAAATAATATCACTCAACATATGAGTGTATACGATTCAATGTGTGTTTGGAGGAAATGAAAAAGCATCCCATCTTTCCTGTAGAACTCTTTACATTTGAGAGTAGTCCTGAGTTAGTAGAAGAAACTCTTGACGCTTTAGATCCGATTGAGAGAGGAGCTTTTAATTTACCTAATCTTGTACAGACTACACAAGGCAATTTACATTGCTTACCACAATTTAAAAATACTTTTAAATGGATTGATCAATGTTTAGATGAAGTTAAGAAAGATCAACAGTTTGAAATGTGGGGTAAGTTTGAGATCAGTCTTGCTTGGGGGGTTGTATCGCTCCCTAACAGTGGTGGATGCCATCAACCACACAGACATCCTATGTCATACTACAGTGGCACCTACTGCCTCACAGATGGGTATCCTACGCTCTTCCAAGACCCTGTGCACGCAAGATCATATAATCAGTTAGAAATAATCTCAGCAGTATATGAGAACGCTGTAGAAGCACCTGTATATAAACCAGGTACCCTAGTAATATTTCCAAGTTGGTTAGTACATTTTACAGCACCACATTTTGCTGACTTCCCACGTGCAAATATTTCATTCAATGCATTTCCAACTGGTCCTATTAATCAAGGACCATATGGACAGAATATGATTAACTGTAAGTTGGTACAAGATGATGAGTTAAGAAGAAGAGGACACGGTGAAGAAGACATTGGTTATGGACACGGACCACAGATGGCATTATGATTGAGTATACTGACGATCTATTTGAGTTCACTGATGTATGGGAACTGTATCAGTACTTCGAAGCATATACCCAATGGGAAAAATTAGGTGATGCCTTTGGTAATAAGGTACCTAGTCTTGGTAGAGTATTTGATTTGGAGTATCGTGAGTTTGAACCTATTGCAGAGAAGTGGTTAAAATTAATTGGTAATCCTAAAGTACGTAGATGCTTATACAATGCATTCACATATATGGACTGTCCTAAACCACACACGGATTCACATAGTTCACAGGGCATCACGTATATGATCTATTGTAATCCTGACTGGCACGCAGGTATGGGAGGAGAAACAATCTTCCTAGAAGATGGAGAGATTGTTAAGAGTATTGTGCCAAAGTTCGGAAGGATGGTAAAATTTACTAGTGAGCTATGGCACGGTGCACGTCCACCTTTAAGGGATGCTCCTATGAGATACAGTCTTGTATATCAGACTCATCCAGTTGAACCTGAAACTATGAGGGATTTATTTTGACACAACTAAAATCATATAAGACACCACTTAGATATCCTGGTGGTAAGTCTAGGGCAGCGAAGTATCTTATTCGTCAGTTCCCACTCAACATCAAACAGTATCGTGAACCATTCTTAGGTGGTGGATCTGTTGCTTTAGAATTTACAAAACAGAATCCTCACGTACCTGTGTGGGTTAATGACAAGTATTATTATTTGTATAACTTCTGGTTCCAAGTACAGAAAGGATCTAATTTATTAACTGAGGATCTCTTACGTCTTAAACAGAAACACAGCACACCTGATAAAGCAAGAGATCTATTCAATAGATGTAAGGAAACTATCTCCTCAGTTAATGAGAGAGAACAGGCAGCATACTTCTATGTTCTTAACAAGTGTTCCTTCTCAGGACTAGGAGAGAACTCATCATTCTCACCACAAGCATCTGATTCAAACTTTTCTAAGCAAGGTATCTATAAGTTACCAACATATTCTAAGATCATTCAGAACTGGAAGATAACAAACTTAGATTACACTGATCTACTTAAGGACACTGAGGATGCTTTTGTCTTTATGGATCCACCATATGATATTAAGTCCTTCCTTTATGGAGAGAAGGGTGGTACGATGCATAGGAACTTCACACACGATACCTTTGCATTAGATTGCTCTACGTCTGGTAAGAAGTGGATGATCACATATAATTCTAACGATACTATTAAAGAGTTGTTTAAAGAGTATAATATGAGAGAGTGGGATCTGACTTATACTATGAGATCAACAGGATCTTATAACGTAGATCAGTCCAAACGTAAGGAATTGCTAATAACAAACTATAGTGTTAAATCCATTTTAGAAGATCTTTTTAATGAGCAACTACAAACTATCTGATTACCTCAACAGTGTTAACTGGACTAAGGAGGATCTTCGGGATCGTGGTCCTGACTGGATGCAGAAGTATCCATCTTATATTATTAATAAATGTTTGTCGGGTCATATAGATTCAGTTTTGTATGCAAATGAAATTAATCAGATGCATCATCTTGACAGGGATATGCAATATTCATTTTATCTAAATAGTCTCAGAAAGAAGCGTCGTTACAGTCCCTGGCTTAAAAAGGATAAGGCAGAGAACCTTGATCTTATTAAGCAATACTTTGGTTATAACAATGACAAAGCTCGGGATGCATTACGAATTCTGACTAAAGATCAGATCGAATTGATCAAATCAAAACTGAATACTGGAGGAGTGAGATGAGTGAAGAGCAAGACGTGTCTTGGTCTGTGGATATGATGGTCGAGGTTTCCTTAAGGCAACCAGACGACTTCTTAAAGGTCAGAGAGACGCTTACTAGGATAGGTGTAGCTTCTCGTAAAGAAAAGAAGTTGTTCCAGTCCTGTCACATACTGCATAAGAAAGGCAAGTATTACATCGTGCATTTCAAAGAGTTGTTTGCGTTAGATGGTAAACACGCTAACCTAACATCGAATGATATTGAACGACGCAACAGAATTACTAAACTCTTATCTGATTGGGGTCTAGTGGATATTGTAACTGAGTCTGAACTCGGTGAACTAGCACCACTTAACCAAATCAAAGTTATAGCTTATAAAGATAAGGGTGAATGGAAGTTAGAATCAAAGTATAATATAGGTAAGAAAAAGCAACCTACTGAGTGAGCTATATAGTAATAGCTTCATAGGTATAAATGGCAAAAGAAGTAAAGGAAGAACTATCAGAGGAAGAGAAGAAAGGTATCTTTGGTAAAATCAAAGATAAGATACTTCCAGATGAGGATGAGCAAGCTGCTATCATTAGTACATTTGTTCGCCTTGGCGTGTTGGTTTGGAGTGGCGGAATACTCACATTAAATTACGTTGCCATCCCAGGAGTACCACAACAAAAGATCGACCCGACTTTCATAGCCTCGGTTTTTACGGGGGTTTTAGCTAGCTTTGGGATTCAAACTGCATCTAAAAAAGGTGATGGTACTATGAAAATGAATGGACAAAATGGTAATGGAAATGGTGTAGGTAAGAACGGTGGTCCTACTCAAACTCTTGTAATCGAACAAGCTCCTTTAAAAATTATTGCTGTAGATCCTAAGAAAGAGGATAACAATTACAAACTTTAAGTTATGAACAAGTGGTTTATTATTTCCCTAGGAGGTCTCCTAGGTGTGAGTCATATAGGTATGATTGGTATGCTTGCCACTCGTAGTAGACTCCCTCAGCTCAACCTACCAGTTGGTCCTTATACATCCTATGCTGTAGAAGCAAGTAAAGAAGGATATAGGATAAACTATAGGTCTAATGATCCTAAGATACTTCGTGTGGAAAGGGATGTGAAGAAGAAAGCAGGCTTTCTTGGGTTGGGTAACAACACGTATGAAGGCTTTGAAGAGTACACAATGGACGGTGCAAGGCATCTTCAAGGGAAGAACTCAGGAGGTGCAGCAGGAGAAGAAGGAAAAAAGTCTGTCGCCTGTATCAAGGCGGTCGGTGGAGGAGAGCAATCGGGAAGGCTTGTCGGGGCTAGCGTTGGTGCTGCTGTTGCTCCTAGTCTCTCCTCTGTTCCTTTTGTTGGTTGGGTACTTGCTGGTGCTGCTACGATGATAGGAATGGACGCAGGGAGCGATATAGGTGGTACAATGGTAGAAGATCTTAATGATAATTGCCAAGAAGAAGTACTATGAATTACAAAGACTCTGGTGTTGACATCGAAGCAGGTAAAGCATTCGTTGACAAGATCAGAGAGTCTGCACCTTCTATAGGTGGATTCAATGGTATGTACAAGATACCTGAAGGATACGAGAAACCTTTATTGGTTTCTGGTGCTGATGGTGTAGGTACAAAGATTAATATATGTCAGGTAGCAGGTGACTATACTACTATTGGTATAGATCTGGTAGCTATGTGTGTTAATGATGTGATCTGCTGTGGTGCAGATCCATTGTACTTTTTAGATTACATATCAACACCTAAGTTAGATGAGAACTGTGAAAAGATAGTACAAGGTATAATTGAAGGATGTAAGATAGCAGGTATAGAACTATTAGGTGGGGAGACTGCTGAACACGGTAGGTTTGCTAAGGACTATGATCTAGCAGGGTTTTGTACAGGTGTTGTAGAAGAAGCAAATGTAATTGACGGTAGAGATATAAAGAAGGGAGATAAGATCATAGGTATTGGTAGTAGTGGACTGCATAGTAATGGTTATAGTCTTATCAATGATATGCTATGGAGACAAAAGTTATACTATAAAGACTATCCTAAAGAATTGTTACAACCAACTGAGATCTATTCAAAACTGGTTAAGACACTCGTAGATAACGTTCCCATACTTGGTATGGCACATATAACAGGTGGTGGTATACCAGATAACTTACCACGTTGTATTCCTGATGGATTAGAAGCAAGAGTTGATTATAATTCTTGGAAGATGCCTGATATCTTTAGTAAGATTATGCTTGCTGGTGAGATACCAGAGGAAGAGATGAAGAAGACATTTAATATGGGTATAGGATTCTGTCTAGTGGTACCAGAGGAAGCAGTTGAAGATACTCTCCACGTCATTAGAGCAGTTGACTCTCTCATACAGACCACACCCAGTTGGCTTATTGGTGAAGTTGTGGTAAGCTAAATACCATTGCTATAAAAACTAAAATGCAAAAGATTATAAATGTACTCGCTATTGCGTCTAGCGTTGTATCTATTACCGTTGTCGGTGTTGGTGGTTACGTGTATCTTAATAAAGATGCCATCATAAATTCAGTGACTGAGAAAGCACTAGGATCGTTTGGTGGTGGTGCACTTGGTGGTATTGGTGGTGGTGCCCTTAAGGGAACTGTTCCTGATATGGCTGCTCCTCAAGCACCAATGGAAATAGATCCTGCCAAAGCAGTTCCTGCTTTCTAATGGATATACAAAAGATTACTTCTACTGGTACAGCAATTGCTGTAGTCGGAACTGGTACGTTTGTCGGTGGTGGACACATCATCGACCAACAAACTGGTGGTCCTGAGAAACGTGCTAAGGCACAGGAATCAGAACTCCGTTTGATAATCAGGGAAGAAGTCCAGAAAGCAATCTGGGATAGTTGGCCAGAGACCACTGGTAATGTCAAAGGTCTACCAACCCCACAAAATTATAAAAATCAAATTCCTCAAAAATGATTAATTTATTAGCAGCAGCATCGCTTGACTTAAATGAAGCGTGGAACCTATCTTGGTCAGAAGGTATTCAGTTTATACTTGTACTTGCCTTTGTGTATTGGTTAAAGGTTAAGATAGATACAAGAGCAGGTCTTGGTAAGAAGAAACTAAGACAGTTAAAGACTGTAATCAAAGAAGCAATAGAAGAAACTCGTGGGTAACATTAACGTACCAAACGTAACCATTAATGGTCCTCGTATCAATGACATAACTGTCAATGGTACGGGGATTAATCTTTTAAGGATACGTACACCTTTTGTACGACCTATAGGGACAAATTATATTGCAGATAGATCGTGGATGAATGATACACCTGCTGTTCAGGGATTAGTACTTCCAGTTACTACAGTGGTTGGTACTCCTGTAGTTGATATGCCTGGTTGTGTCAAAGTACACAAGGAGAATACGAAAGGAAATAATAATAAGATGTTGGTCAATGATGACCCTAAAGGAAATACGGTATTATGTGATGCAGGTATGCCATATTATGAACCACCTAACTATGATGCTAGATCATTAAGTTGGCAAACTATTACAGTAGAAAGTGATGATGAACCAGAAGGTGTTAATACAGAAGTCGATACACCTGATCCACCAGACACACCTGAACCACCTGGTACCCCTGAACAAGACGGAGACCCTCCCTGTCCAGGTCCGACAGCACCACGTATAGGTGATGTAGCACAGAGCCAGAAAGAGAAGGTCAGTGGATTTGAATTGCAGAGGGATCCTAAGAACCCTGATGGTGAAAAAATATGTGTAACTTTATATGAGGATATTGGTATGGCAGAAGCGTATCTACCTAGTCCTCAGATTGTGACGACGACTGCGGTGATAGCATCTGTGGCTGCATCGAGTGCCCTACTTGCCAAACCCCTAGCTGACTTGCTGCTGAGGGTGGTGAAACCTGCTGTGAAGAAGGTTGTAACCAAGGTAAATTCAATCCTAGGAAAGACAACTTATCGTCCTTCTCGTTCTGAGGTTCTTGCAGATGAGTATCGGAAGAAGAAGGGGTTACTTCCTCTGAAGAAGAAGGCTCAGAAGAAGAAGTAGGTTCCTCAAAAGTAGGTCTACTTATGTTATGTGTGTGTGGAATTACTTGTCCACCTGCTGCTGTAACAACTACGTCAGCACATACTGCGTGATAAGGTGATGCTGGATGGAAAAATATGCCGTTCTTTTTGAGTTCACCACAATTTTTAAGACGAGCTAATTCAAAGTCTAAACGCTTATTAGATACTAACTGATTCTGCATAGCAATCTGTGCTTGTGCAGCCTCGTGGCATTGCTTAACTAGCTTACGGTTCAGTGGTATTGATAGTGTTGCAGATACACCAAGGTTAAGACTTTGATTGGCTCTCATATCAGTTCTTATTGGTTTGTACCACGTAGGATCCATACTGCCATTGGATACTACATCAGGTACACCATCTGGACCATCTATATCCATTTCTATCTGCATATCTTCACCATCTGGGAACCATCTAGTTCCATCTGCCTTTGTCCTTGTGTCATACCAAGACTCCCAAGGATAGTTTTTAACTGTGACTGTCTGTTTGGTAGTCTTACCTGTCAGGTCAGTCATATTATATTGTGGTTCGTTATAAAAATCTTCCCAAGGATCTTTCCTTGAATCTGCAAACTGTACGTATGGTGTCACGTTGAACGTACTACCTTGACACTGTACACCACCACCATAAGTGTTAGTTATATACGGACCTTGTAAAACCTGTATTGCCTGGTTGGTGACTGAGCCCGACGAGTTGGCTATAGGATTAGCAGTAGCACTTACACCACCAACACCTTCAGCGAGAGCAGTACCACTAGGAAGAAAAGTAAAACTACCAAGGATAGCAGCGGCTGTGGTTCTGTATATTCTTCTTGCATTCCCGAAACCCCTTGGTATCACTGGGTAAATGTGCTGGTTGTGTCTGTCACACTTTTTATGGTGGTCACTCTCTGGATCAGGGTCTGGTTGGTCATACCTGGTCCTTGATAACTCTGGGTAAATTGAAAGGCTTCTCCTGGAGTTGTTATCGTGAAGTTTCCTTGATTGTTGAAGTCCAAGTTGTCGTATTGAGAGGTGACCGAGCCAGTTAGTGCTCCATCTCCTGATCCCACTGAGGGATTTATTGTCACGGTTGACGTGTTCACGTTCGGGTTCAAAGCCTCTCCATTGTTGGAAACGCCTACCCCTGTCACTGAGTATTCCCATCCTGTACGATAATCTATAGAATTTATGGTCTCCGTAATTGTACTTTCAGTCTCGGTGTGACTCGTCATCGAGCCCTGCTGAAAGTTCGGGACCACAGGCACCGCAAGGGTTCTCAGTGGTACACCAAAGAAACATAATAGTAGGAGTCCTATACGTCTCATCTTATATAGCCGATCAACGTATGGTGACTTCTGTGACGAATTGTCCCGTAGCTGAAGTGCCAGCCCCACCAGCTGTTAAACCAATGGCACCAGATGTAGCAAGGGTTCCAGCCAAACTACCCGCACTACCAGGTGCTGTAGAAACTGTGTTACTGTAACCTAATACGTCACCTACATCAGCAGCAGTAGTTACGATAGCGTCACCAGTTGTTATGTTCTGAGTGAAACTATATGAATTTCCTTGAGTTGTCTGTGCTACATCAGGTAATGCAAAAGTAGCAACCCCTGCAGTGCTTATAGCAGAGATACCACCTAGGTCACTAGCTGCACTACCACCAGACGGTGTAATAGTTGTGCTGACACCAGAGCCACTGGTGCTATAAGAATTTCCTGCACGTGATACTGATGTGTATCCTGCATCAACCTGTAGTTGAACTGAGCTTGTCAATCTATGCGTCAAATCTGCACGTGCTGGTAATGTAAACCCTAGCAATGCCATACCGAAAAGTAAGGATGCTTTTTTCATAATTCCACGATACCTTTCACCCCTATTTAGCCAAACTTAGCTTTGAAATTAGGTATCAATACGGACATTTCTACTTCAACCGAACTTGTATATTTGTACTATAAACGCTAAATATAGGTGGTTGCCTTCGGGGACCACAAAATCAAACCTCGCTTTTAAAGGAGAAAAACAATGACTGGACTTACAAGGTTCTCAAATTTTGCATCCAAAGATATGGATGTTCTTGTTGACGCAATCAACAAGTATAGTGTCGGACTAGATGACACACTAACAAGATTACACGCATTTGGATTGAACCCCCAAAGCACATCTTACCCACCGTATAACATCGTCAAAGAGAGTGACGATAAGTGGAAGATCGAGATGGCATTAGCAGGATGGAGTAAGGAGGATGTCGAAGTTTCTACAGAGAGACATCAACTTCATATCAAATCCACTAAAGTCCAAGAGGATAAGCAAGGAGAATATAATTTCAGAGGGATAGCAGCACGTTCATTTGACAAGTCATTCAACCTGTCAGATGATGTTGAGGTTACTGACGTTAAACTAAACAACGGATTACTTAATGTAACCCTGACTCGTGTGTTGCCTGAAGCACAGAAGAAAAAGGTGTATGATATAGTATGAAACGAACACCAGGTGACATAATTATGCACCCCTTATGGATAGGACCTGTGCTGACATTAGGTATGATGTTTATGATACAGACCCTCCATACCGTCACCCACTGGCATATGGAAATAGATGCTGATGCATACTGTAGAAACAATGCTGAGTGGGTAGAGTCACAAACAAGTGACGATGATTACTAACATATATAATGTACAACTGAAGAGACCCCCAAGGGTCTCTTTTTATTTGGAGACCCAATGTGAATTACTACATTAACTGTGCACCAAGGGGTACAGATGATTACGAGAGTGTTACTCTTGACATCCCTACCTCTGACGTTGAAGAGATTTTGTACCTAGCACGTACAATATCAGAGGAAAAGAACATAACAGCACGTAAGGCTTTCGGTGATGTCGTTCGTGGTGTATACTATCAATTAATGGAGAAAAATTATGACCGTAAAAATCGTAAGAATGCTCAACGGAGAGGACGTAATAGGTGAGGTACAGGAAGCATATCCTAATCAAGAGACCTATAGTCCTATTGGGTATATGGTCACTAATCCTTACCAAGTTCAACTAGATGCTACTGCTGAGATGTTATTCGAGGAGAATATATCCTCTGAACCTCAGAAAATTAATGATTTGAATCTACAATTATTCCCTTGGATTCCTTTATCACTTAATAATAAGACTCTAGTAGTCCTTTCAAATGTAGCAACAGTCTACACACCACATCCAGAAGTCGTAGCGAAGTGGGAAACCTTAGTTAAAGCACATCACAATGAATCCATTGAAAATAATAGTCCTGAAGGATCACAATCACTTGATGGGTGAGGTCACTGAACTGGATGAAGAACCCAGTTACTTGATCTCCAATTGTTATAAGATTGATGATGGACAGTTCACAAAGTATCCACTCTACACAGATCAACGAGATATTTTCTTGACATCTGACGTAGTTTTGACTATAGTGGATCCATCGGAAGATACCGTGACCAATTACAAGAAGGCACTTTGAGTTCAATCTATACAAATGTGACCCTGTTAGGGGACTCCATCCTGTGCCGAGGGTATGAGGATGGAGAACCTGTATCATATAGAGAGATTATAAAACCAACGTTGTTTGTTCCATCACCGAAAGGTAAGTGGAGGACTCTTGATGGTAAACCTATGGCACCTGTCAAACAGGATGGTGCCAAACGTGCCAGAGAATTTATAGAACAGTATAAAGGTGTAGAAGGATTTGAAGTACACGGATATGAGAGGTTTATATACCAGTGGATTAGTGAGAAGTATCCTCACGATATGCGTGCACAGATGGATCTGATGAAGATCTATACTATTGACATCGAGGTTGAATGTGAGAATGGATTCCCTGATGTAGATGCGTGTTCTGAGAGAATGCTCCTTATTACTATTAAGGATCTTGCTAGTGGCAAGTTTATGACTTGGGGTACTAGAGATTTTAATAGTCAGAATTATAGATCATTCTCTAATGAACAGGATATGCTTGCTGACTTCCACAGTTGGTGGGTACAGAATACTCCTGACATCATTACAGGATGGAACTGTAACCTATATGATATACCTTATATCTGTCGTAGGATCGAGAAGATCCTAGGTGTTAAGTTTCAGAGGAGTCTATCTCCTTGGAACAAGGTAAATATGAGAGAGGTCTACATCCAAGGACGTAGGAACCTTTCATATGATATTTTAGGGGTATCAATTCTAGACTATCTTGATCTTTATAGGAAATTCACCTATACTAATCAAGAGTCCTATCGACTAGAGCATATTGCTACAGTTGAATTAGGTGAAGGTAAGTTAGATCATTCACAGTATGAGAACTTTAAAGCGTTCTATACTAATGACTGGGATAAGTTTGTAGAGTACAACATCAAAGACGTTGACCTCGTACACAGACTAGAGAAGAAGATGAAACTACTGGAACTAGCAGTGGTTATGTCTTATGATGCTAAAGTTAACTTCCAAGACGTGTATTCACAGGTGCGAGTCTGGGATACACTTATATACAATTATCTAAAGGAGCGTAAAATCTGTGTCCCGCCGAAGATCGAAGCGAAGAAAGATGACAAGTATGCTGGTGCGTATGTCAAGGAGCCAAAACCTGGTTTATATAACTGGGTTGCTAGCTTTGACCTCAACAGCCTCTACCCTCATCTTATTATGCAGTATAATATATCTCCAGAAACCCTCGTCGAGAGAAGACATCCAACCGCAACGGTTGAAGGATTGCTTAATCAACAAGTCGGGATCTCTGGAGATTATTCCGTGTGTGCCAATGGAGCACAATATCGCAGGGATATTCACGGCTTCCTCCCTGAAATGATGCAGAAGATCTACGATGAACGTGTGATCTTCAAGAAAAAAATGTTGGCAGCGAAGCAGAAGTATGAGGAAACTGGTGAAACAAAACTTCAAGATGATATTTCTGCATATAATAATATACAGATGGCTCGTAAGATCCAACTGAACTCTGCCTATGGTGCTATTGGCAACCAGTATTTCAGGTACTATAACCTTGCTAACGCTGAAGCAATTACATTATCAGGTCAGGTCTCTATCAGGTGGATAGAGAACAAGGTTAACTCTTATCTAAACAAAATTTTAAAAACTACGGAGACTGATTATGTTATTGCTTCTGATACCGATTCCATTTATCTTAACTTGGGTCCTCTGGTTAAAGCTGTATTCAAGAACGGAGAGAAGAGCGATAAGGACACTCTTAGGTTCCTTGAAAAGGTGTGTGATGTGGAACTTGAAAAGTATATACAAAATTCTTACGAAGAATTGGCAACCTATGTAAATGCATATGACCAGAAGATGTTTATGAAGCGAGAGAACATCGCTAACAAAGGCATCTGGACAGCAAAGAAGAGATACATCCTTAATGTATGGAACAGTGAGGGTGTGCAATATAAAGAACCCAAACTAAAAGTTATGGGTGTTGAGTGTGTTAAGTCCTCAACTCCAGGTTCCTGTCGTGATGCGATTAGAGGTGCCCTGAGAGTTATTATGAATGGATCAGAAGCAGATGTACAAGAATACATTGCTAAGTTTAGAGAGAAGTTTGAATCACTTCCTCCTGAAGATATTGCTTTCCCTAGAGGTTGCAATAATCTATCTAAATTTAGTGGTACCTCTGGGATATATGTTAAGGGTACTCCAATCCACGTTCGTGGTGCTCTCCTATATAATTTCCACGTTAAGCATAAGAAACTCACACATAAGTACCCTCTTATCCAAGAAGGAGAGAAGGTCAAATTCCTCTATCTCAGGACTCCGAACCGAATAGGGGAGAACGTGGTCTCTTTCTTCCAAACTCTTCCACGTGAATTTGACCTTGACAAATCCATAGATTACGATCTACAATTCAAGAAGAGTTTCCTTGATCCTTTACAGGTCATCCTTGATACGATCAACTGGAAGGCAGAGAAAGTAGCATCCCTAGAAGAATTTTTCCTATGACAACATCCTTTTTAAAAGACATTATTAAATCTATTGACAATGAGTATGCTTCAATCGCTGACGACGGACTTGCTGCTGGCGACGTATCTTCTTTTATTGATACTGGAAGTTACATTTTTAATGCTCTTGTTAGCGGTTCCATATACGGTGGTATACCTTCCAACAAAATTACTGCGTTGGCTGGTGAGTCCTCTACGGGGAAAACGTTCTTCACGATCAGTGTCATTAAACACTTCCTCAAGACACACCCAGAAGCAGGTGTAGCATTCTTTGAATCAGAAGGTGCTATCAGTAAAGATTTACTGTCTGATCGTGGTGTAGATACTAAACGTGTCGTTATCATACCTGTAGTAACAGTTCAACAGTTCAGACAACAAGCATTGATGGTAGCAGATAACCTATTGAAGGATAAGAATCATCCTCCTATGTTATTTGTACTTGACTCTCTTGGTATGTTATCAACAACAAAGGAGATTGAGGATAGTGAAGCAGGTAAAGAGACTAGAGATATGACTAGAGCACAAGTTGTTAAGTCAATCTTTAGAGTTCTTACACTTAAACTATCAAAATGTAATATTCCCTTAATAGTTACCAACCATACATATGATGTTGTAGGTGCTTATATGCCTACGAAAGAAATGGGTGGAGGTAGTGGACTCAAGTATGCTGCATCTACTATCATCTTCCTCAGCAAATCTAAAGAGAAAGATGGTAAGGAAGTGATTGGTAACATTATTAAATGTGAAACTAAGAAGAGTAGGTTCACAAAAGAGAGTGCCAAGATTGCTACTAGGTTATTCTATGATGAAAGGGGATTAGATCCCTACTATGGACTATTAGAATTGGGAGAAAAGTATGGAGTATTTGAGCGTAAAGGAAATCGCATCGTTGTCGGTGATAGTTCTGTATATCCTTCTGCAATGCTTAAGGATCCAGAGAAATATTTTACCACCGAAGTAATGCAAGCACTAGATGAGTGTGCCAAGAAGGAGTTCGCATATGGAACTTAGTAAGTTTGTCAAAACTTATGATGATGCCATTCCAGTTGAAGTTTGTAAACACGCTATAAAACTATTCGATCAACAAGAAGATCTTGAAGATTGGGATAGGGAAGGGTGTCCTCAGTTTACTCAGTTTAATATCACAGAGTATCTTGACAAGAAAGAAGATCAAGAGAACCGTGGTGACTGGGATATAATTCAGTATGCTCTCATTAATTCTGCTCACGAATTCGTGAAGCAGTATATGGATGAGAATGATTGTAGGAAGTTCTTCCCTAACAGAAGTTCATTAGAACAGTTTAGGATGAAGAAGTATCGTAAAGGTACTGATGATAGGTTTGAGAAGCACGTTGATGTTGCTGATCACCAGAGTGCTAAAAGGTTCCTGACTATGTTCTGGTATCTGAATGATGTTGAGGAAGGTGGTGAAACTAAGTTTGATGGATTGACAATCAGTCCTAAGCAAGGTAGACTTCTTATATTCCCTCCGTTGTGGTGCTTTCCACATTCAGGGGAACCAACTATTTCTGATGACAAGTACCTAGTAGGCACCTATTCACATTATGTCTGATTCTATTGAAGGACTAGTTATTAATACTCTGGTCTTTAATAAGGAGTATACTAGACAAGTCCTACCACATTTAAAGAAAGAATATTTTGAACAGTTTAATAACAAGGTTCTCTTTGAAGAGATCTCACAGTATATGGTTAAGTACGACCGACTCCCTTGTAAGGAAGCACTTACGATTGAGTTAGAAAATCGTTCTGACCTAAATGATTCACAGTATAAGGAGATAAAGGATCAGATATCCTTCCTCAATGAGGAACCACACGAGTCCCAATGGTTAGTTGATACTACAGAAAAGTGGTGTCGTGATCGTGCTATTTACATTGCTCTATTAGAATCGATTCAGATCGCTGATGGTCAGGCAGATTCTGATATGAGTAGAGATGCTATACCATCTATCTTAAGTAATGCATTAGGTGTTAGTTTCGATAATTCAGTAGGTCACGATTATTTTGAACAGTCAGGAGACAGATTCGCTTTCTACCACAGACGTGAGGACAAAATACCTTTCGATCTGGAATTCTTCAACAAGATTACAAAGGGTGGTCTTCCTAACAAGACTCTCAACGTTGCTCTTGCAGGTACTGGTGTGGGTAAGTCTCTCTTTATGTGCCACTGTGCTGCTAGTAACTTATCACTCGGTAAGAACGTACTCTATATCACGATGGAGATGGCTGAAGAGAAAATTGCAGAGAGGATAGATGCAAATCTATTGAACGTAGACTGTAGGCAGTTAGAGAAACTACCTAAGATTATGTTTGATAATAAGATAGAGAAGCTACAGCAGAAAACACAAGGTAGATTGATTGTTAAGGAGTATCCAACTGCGTCAGCACACGTAGGTCATTTCAAAGCATTGCTTCAAGAGTTAGCTATTAAAAAGAGTTTCATTCCTGACATAATTTACATTGATTACCTAAATATTTGTGCCAGTTCCAGATATAAAGGAGCGATAGTTAACTCATACACATATGTGAAAGCAATCGCTGAAGAACTAAGAGGACTTGCTGTAGAAGCAGACCTCCCAATTATATCTGCAACACAAACTACGAGGGCAGGCTATGGAAACTCAGACGTTGATCTTACCGATACCAGTGAGTCTTTTGGACTCCCTGCTACTGCTGACTTTATGTTTGCACTTATATCCTCTGAAGATTTGGAAGCAGAGAATAAAATTATGGTCAAGCAACTGAAGAACCGATACAATGATCCAACTGCTAACAAGAGATTTGCACTAGGCATTGACAGGAACAAGATGAGGTTGTATGATTGTAAGGATCAGTCTGATATTGTTGATGCTAATCAGACTAAAGAACAAGTAGAAGCAGGTAATATACTTGCTATACTTCCTGAAACTAAAACATCATTCAAAGACTTTAAAGTATGACTGAATCTAAAGATGTAAATGAGGTTCTAAAGGATCTCAATAAGGTTGGTCTTCCTGATCACGCTTCTCTGAAGGATCAGATGGACACGGATATGAAGACCAACATTGAAAAGACCAAGGTACCAACTCCTAAAGATGTTGGTAAGACTGTAAAAGGATTCGCTGAACCACCTACTGCTAAAGCAAAGGAAGTTAAAGCACGTCAGCAGAAGAAGCACGACAAGAGAAAGAAAGGTGATAAGTTTGAGGTAGATTTAGATAACTATCTTAAGTTTGTTGATCTTGTCACCAGTGAAGAGTCTAAGAACTATGACAAATTACTTGAGAGGTATGAAGATCTCAAGACTGCAGGTTGTAACATAGCACGTTTAGATACTGCAGCATCTGGTTTGGTTGCTGAAGCAGGTGAGTTTATGGAAATCGTCAAGAAGATGAAGTTCCAAGGCAAACCATACAATGAAGCAAACAAAGAACATCTTATTATTGAGTTGGGTGACGTTATGTGGTACGCTGCTAATGCTTGTATGGCATTAGGAGTACGTATGGAAGAGGTTATCATTCGTAACACAGTCAAACTAGCAGCGAGATATCCTGATGAAGAATTTAGTGTTGAAAAATCCGAAAACCGTGCTGATGGAGACCTTTAAAATGGAACAACTTGATCTTGATAGAATTGCAACTGCACTTGAAAGAATTGCAGAGAAGCTAGACCATCTTCATATAGATGCTATAGATCACAATCACGTTGAAGGTGATGTTAACACACACGCTAAAACTTGGTAATGAATTACATTCATAATAACTTAGGTGCACTTGAACCCCACGAGTGCACCTTTTTAATTAACTATTTTAAGCAGAACCCAGACAAACAAGTCGAAGGTCTTCTAGGATTTGGTGATTCTATGAGGGTATCTCCAGATGAGAAGAAGTGTACAGAGATATTTCTTTCATCAAATCTATTAATAGATCAGTTCATTTTTAAACCTGTTGCTAGGGTATTAAAAGAAACTTGTGAAGCATACATCAAAGAGTTTCCATTCTTAGATAAGATAGGAGCGTGGCAAATAGCACCTAACTTTAAGATTCAACATTACAAACCAGGTGAAGGATACTTTAAAGAACATTGTGAGAATGATGGTGGAACAGATGGTGATGCTGAGTATAGAGTTGTTGCTTGGATGATATATCTAAACACTGTTACTGATGGTGGAGAGACAGTATTCCCTACACAGAATGAACAGTTTAAACCTAACCGTGGTGATGTATTATTCTGGCCAGCATACTGGACACATCCACATCACGGAGTTGTATCCCCTTCACAAGATAAATATATCTTGACAGGTTGGTACAACTTTAGTGGCAGATAAAGGAATTGATACAGACACAGCTAGAAAGAGACTCATCCTAGAGAATCCTGAGTACGATAAGCTCGAGCTGACATTATTACAAGATACTGTACTCTTTAGTCCACGGGCAAAGAAGAAGATTACCTGTACTTGTAAGAAGGGTGATCGTGTTAAACTTGTATCAAATAAGATATCTGATTGTGGTAAATCCAAATACTGTGGGAATGTAAATGTAGATGGTAAGAATGGATGGGTACAGTTAAATCATATAGTTAAACCTGATGCAAAGAATACTGATGTTATGTCAGCAGAGAAAGCTGCTATGACACAGTTAGATAAACTTCTGAAGGAGATGCTTAAGTGTAGAGGTCCAGCAACATTATGCACACCTGTAGGTGAGTTTCCTAATGCTTGTGGTGTTAAAACAATTAAGGGTACACCTAAAGCAGACTTTGCTATAGTAGATCAGAAGGGTAAAGAGATAATGTGGATATCACATAAGAAGACAGGTGGTGCAAAAGCATTTCAACAGTATGGTGGTTTGTCTAAGACAGCAGGAAAGAAGATATCAAATCACGAAGAGACACAGAAGTTCTTACAACAGACTGCTGCATATGTGACAGATGATAAGTTACAAGTACCAACAATGAAACCAGTAAAGGATGATAATTTAATTCGTATGGCAGTATTTGGACCTGATTCAGGTGGAAAGTTTGGTAAGAATAATTGTCACGTCTTAGGTCAAGGTAATGCACTCTTGAAAGAAGATAAGAAGAGAGAGAACTGTTGGAAGTTAACTTGGGAACATACTGTCTGGAATGATAGTACTGGTGTCAATTCATTCAAACGTGACGATGGTTATCAAGCAACGTTTGGTGCCACCTATCGTGGTGACAGAGGATTTACAGTATTAGATCAGAAATATAAGGGTGCACGTGTGGGGATTTACCCAAAAGCCTTGATGGCAGGCAGAACTAATGTTACACTACTAGAGGACGCATAAGCATATGGCTACTAAGAACACCCATCTCGAACACTTAGAAGATGACATCCTAAACCAAGGTTCCAAGGGTGGTAAGAATGCTATTGCTTTCCTGAAAGAACTAGGAAAGATGTTGACAGAACCCAAGAGTGCTATTACTGTCACTACTAAATGGGATGGAGCACCTGCTATTGTATGTGGTATCAATCCTGAGAATGATAATTTCTTTGTGGGAACTAAATCAGTATTCAATAAGACCAATCCTAAGATCATATATGTTGAGAGTGATATAGAATTCCACGGTTATAGTGGTGAACTAGCAAAGAAATTAAAACTAGCATTGAAATATCTAAGTACACTTAAGATTAAGGGTGTACTACAGGGTGATATGTTATTCAGTAATGGTGATAAGGTTAGGAAGCAAATAGATGGTAAGTCTTGTATTGCTTTCACACCTAATACTATTACCTATTGTGTAGAGAAAGGATCTGATATCTATAAGGAAGTTAATGCTGCAGAGTTTGGTATTGTATTCCATACAAAATACAGTGGTTCTGATATGGCATCTATGAATGCAGTATTGGGTGATGTTAGTGGGAGTTTTACTAAGACTGCTAAGGTATTCTCAGGTACTGCTACGTTCAAGGACGTGTCAGGACAGTCAACATTCACACCAAAAGAGAAGACTGCCTTCAATGCTCAGGTCAATAAGACACACGGATCATTGAAGCAAGCATCTAAGTTCTTAGATATACTTGCTGGCACAGGTGATGGTAGGTTTTTATTCTCTGCTCTATTCAAACAGTACTTTAACTCTTATGTAAGAACAGGTAAACCAATTACTAACGTACAAAAAGTAGCAGCAGGATTTGAAGGGTTCTATGTCACGCTATTAGATAAGCAAATTAATTCAGTTAAACAACCTACTACTAAAAAGAAATATCAAAAGATAAAAACAGACGGACAAAAGTTTTTAAAGCAGAATGCAAGGGCAGTTTATATGACTGTGGCATCCTATATGAACCTAATATCCGCAAAAAATATAGTTATTAAGAAACTTAATGCAGTAAAGAGCGTAGGCACCTATCTCAAGACTGACAAAGGGTTTAAGGTTACTTCTCCCGAAGGATTTGTGGCAATAAAATCAGGAAAAGCACTCAAACTTGTTGACCGAGTTGAATTTTCCCGTGCCAACTTCACAATAGAGAAGAACTGGGGGTGATAAATAATAAACGACAACCAATTATATTGCGATGAAGTTAAGTCAATTCTTATCTGAGGCACGTACTGTTGCAGGTGAAGCTGCAGCTAAAAGAGGACTTGCACACGCAGGTCACGGTTACTATGCTGACAGGGCAGGGAACATTGTTGCCAAGTCTGTTGGTGGTGAGCGTCTTGTAGCTGTAGATAAGAAAGAAGCAGAGCAAGCTACTGTAGGATCAGCACAAGGTGAGGCAGAAGATGCACATCTTCCTGAGAAAGGTGGTGAAGGTCTAGGACATATCGCATTAACATTTGGTCGTTTTAATCCTCCTACTATTGGACACGAAGCACTCTTAGATAAGGTTGCATCTGAAGGTGCTGATAATTACAGGATCTATCCTAGTAGGACAGTGGATAGGAAATCTAATCCACTAGAACCAGAAACAAAGATTCAGTATATGCAATCGATGTTTAAAGAACATTCAGAAGCCATCGTTAACGATGCTGATATGTCAAACATCTTTAACGTACTGTCTACTCTCAATCAAGAGGGTTATTCTGGTGTCACTATGGTTGTTGGTTCTGATCGTGTGTCAGAATTCAAAGGACTTCTTGAGAAATATAATGGTGTTGCATACGAATTCGAAGAACTCGAAGTAGTATCAGGTGGGCAGAGAGATCCCGATGCCGAAGGTGTTGAGGGTATGTCTGCATCTAAAATGCGTGCGTTTGCTGCTGAAGGAAACCTTGAATCATTTGAACAGGGGTTACCTAAAGGGTTTAGTGACGCTAAGAAATTAATGAAAGAAGTTCGTATTGGAATGGGTCTACCACCAGAGGTAGAAGTTGAAGCAATTGAAACTGAACCTAAGAAGAAAAAGGTTACAGAACTCTGGAAGATTGCACCTAAACTTGCTCAAGAAGATTTGCGTGAAGCATATATATCAGAGCAGGTATTCAGTATCGGTACTTTAGTAGAGCATACAGATACTGGTGTCCGTGGTGAAGTGGTACAACGTGGAACTAACTACGCTACCTTTAAAGATGAGCACGGATGGGAATTTAAAGTATGGTTAACTAGTTTAACAGAAGTTGCAGATGCTTCAATCAAAAGAGATGACCAATCAAACTTCTCTGCTGATGATGGATCAGGCAACACTTGGAAAGTCGGTACTGATGAGTATAGACAAGCAGTTCAAGCACTAACACCTGGTCAAGGTGTAGTGAAGTTCAGTCATTTCCGAAAACAAACCCCTACTAAATAGTAATTACAAAGAATTAGTCAGATGGATTTAACTCTTACGTCAAAACTCCTGAAGTATAGTCCTTCAGACGTACAAGCGGTACGTTATACAGTATCTTATGCCAAGAATAACTTTCAAGGTGATGCTGTGGATGATTATATTCAAGAGCACTGTAAGTCACGTGCCAAGTTGGAGATAGCAGAGATCTTTTTAGGTGAGACCTCCAATGCAAACACTATTAGTGCTAAGTCAAGTGCTGCCAGTGGTAAGATTGACAAGATCAAAGAGAAGCCATCGACTGAGGGATCTACTTCCCCTGCAATGAAGTCTATTGAAGCAAAAGGCGATGCAAAGAAAGTAGGATACAAAGGTGGACTAGAAGGTACTGGTACTAATGTTGTACAGAAAGAAGAGACCGACTGGATCGCTGATGTCGTAGAAGAATTAGGTGATGAGTTCGATGAGTTGACTGATGAGGATTTGGAGAATGTTATCCTCGAAGCACTAAGCGAACTAGACTCCGAAGAATTAATTACTGAGGCTTTAGATTCCTTTGAAGATCTAGAGTTATTAACAGAAGCACCATCAAAGCATTCAGCATTCCCTAATGTTGCAGTGCAGAAACCTCAAAAGGAAAAGCCTGCACGTGATGCTGGTGCAATTGCTAAGAAGCGTTTATCAGATAAACAGGGATCTAAACCTGCTAAGTCAGATAAACCTAGCCGTATGGCTCGTCTTGGTAATGCTGCTAAGAGAGTAGGATCAGCCGTTAAGTCTGGTGCTAAATCAGTAGCTAAAGGTGCAGTTAAAGGTGCGGGTTATGCTACTGGTTTAGCACAACGTGCGGCTTCAACTACTAAGAAAGAGTTCTCTAAAGGTAGAGAGCGTGGTCTTAAAGGTAGTGGTGCGAAGAAGGCAGTTGCTTCTTCTTCAGGATCTGGATCTTCAGGATCTGGTGACACTCCCACTTCAAACTTAGCGAAGACTTCTTCTACAACCACAACAACCACAACAACAGGTGGTGGCGGTGGTTCTGGTGAAACAAAACCCAAGAAAAAATCTCTATTACGTCGTGCTGCAGGTGCGATAGGTAGAGGTCTCAAAAAGGTCGTGGGTAAAACCTCACGTGCTGTTTCTAAGGGTTCCGATAAACTAGCAAGGAAACTTGGAGAAGACTCCACTATGGAAAACAAAGTACAACGTGTTCGTCAGATACTTGCGATGCAAGAAACTGCTGCTCACGATAAGAGATCACTAGATGCTAATGCTAACTCTTGGAGAGAGCGTCTTGGTTGGGACTTAGAAGAAGAGAAGACTCCTGAGCAAAAGAAGAAGTCTGATGTTCTTAAGCAAACCAAAGATCTTACAAACAAAGGTAAGCACAAAGAAGCATCTGCTTTATTCAAAAAACATTTCCCTAACTTTGGTAAATAACTATGGCTAAAAAGGTGAAGGGTAAAAAAACCACCGTAATTGTTAACCCCAAAAAGGACGATCTAATGAAAGAGGACATCAAAAGATTACTTCGTAGTGAAGTTGATAGTTTGCGTGAAGCAGCTAAGAAGAAGCTCGATCCTGTAGGGAAGGAAGACAAGGACATCGATAACGATGGTGACAAGGACAACTCTGACACATATCTTCTAAACAAAAGGAAGAAGATAACTAAAAGTGTCACAGGTAAAACACCCAAGCACCTTTGTGCTAAGTATGTCGAACATAAAGAGTTCGGTGTATGCGAGACCATTCCTGGTGCTCACGATCTAGTGGAGCAAGAGGATGGATCTTATAAAGTATTTCATTATGACCTCAAGGATGAGTCAGGTAACCTTTATGAGGACGTATCTATTGAGGACTTCGAAGTACTAGTAGAGATGGAGCACGCTCACTAATGAAAAGTTTTAAATCCTTTAATGAAGCTGTTGCTAACAAGAAGCAAGCTGATGCTATAGCACAAGCAAAGTTAGATCGTAAGTCTGCACTTAAAGTTAAGTCTGTTAAGTACAGAAAAGAGAACACTCAGGTTGGTGACCCTAACTCTAGTGCACCTGAACAGAATTTCTCTGAAGCTAAGGTAGATGCTGGTAAATCTCCTGAAACAAAAGAGAAGGATAGGAACGTACGTAAGTTTGGTGTAAGCCATAACGTATCAGGTCACGGTAAACTAAGAAGATCTCTTCATAGGATGAACCGTGGAGATAAAAAGATACCTGGTGATAAGTCTAAATGGATGGAGATGGAAGGGAAGGATTACGGTATCACTAGGGGAGATGGTAAACCAAAGGGTGTTATGAAAGCATACCTTGATGCCAAAGCAAAGAAATTAAGTAAAGAAAAGGCAGCACAAAAGCCTGAGTATAGAAACAACCCTGCATTTGGTGATCCATCACATCATTCAAACAGAAAGAACATTAAAGAATTTGTAGGAACAACTATAGCTGGAACTGCTGGAGCAGCGACTGCAAAGAAAGGTGATAAGGTTCGTAAGGCAGTTGGTTCTGGTGCAGGATATGCAGTAGGTTCCACAGCTGGTCGTGCAGCTGGTGGTGCAGTTGGTCAAGCAGTAGGTAGAGCAACGGTTCCTATTGTTGGTGGTGCAGTTGGTAAACAGGTAGGTAAAGTAATTGGTGGTACTGCAGGCGGTGTAGCAGGTGCTGTTGCAGGTAACAAGTTAGCTGGTACATCAAAGAAGAAGGTAAAGGAAGAGGTAGAATTAACTGAAGCTCCTGGAGTTAGTACAGCTATATCTCAAGGTATTAAACAAGGTGGTAAGTGGGCTGTTCGTCAAGGTATCAGAGCTGGTGGTAAACAAGGTGGTTACGCTGTAAAGAAAGCAGGTAAATATGCAGGACAAGCTGCTAAAGAAACTGCTGTTGAATATGGTAAAGGAGCACTTAAAGGTGCTAAAGATAGAGCTGGTAAAGCAGGTGAACGTCACGCAAAGAATTTAAGTTTGCCACAAAGAAAGCAACTGGAGCAACAGACAGAAGGTCTTGCTACTGCAGGTGGATTAACTTATAAAAAGTCTGAAAAACCAGGTAAATTTGAAAAAGCAGGTAGAGTTGTAGGTGGAATTGGTGGAAGTATAGGTGGAAGTATAGGTGGTGCTGCAGCTGCAGGTGCTGCAGGTAGTGTCGTACCTGTTGCAGGTACTGCTGCAGGTGGAATAGCAGGAGGAATTGCAGGAGGAGTTGCTGGTGATATAGCTGGCACAAGAACTGGTGGTTCTATAGGTCAAAAAATTGATAAATTAACAGGTGGAAACAAGAAACCAGTTGCTAAGAAGACTACTGCAGTTACTAAAGAGTCTAAAGACATTGCAGATATACTTGCAAGACTAGAGAAGAAACGTATCAGTAAGGGTGGAGACGCAAAGGACTCACCACTACCTGCGTTCCGTAAGTATCACGCTGACAAAGATAAGAAGAAGAAAGAAGTAAAAGAAGATGTGATAGGTGAAGAAGGTTACGATCACTGGAGAGACAAACAACTTGAGAAGTATGGTACTGGGTGGAGATCTAATGACAGACCTAGACCATCATCAGGTGGTGGAAAGCACAGTGGTAACGATAAGATGACCAAGAAGAAGAACTCTGACAAGGCATTGGACAGTGTAGTAAGTGACCTCAAGAAAAAATATGGGGACAAAGCTGTGCTAGTATCAAAGAGAAAGTACAGAGGAGGCAAGAGAGTACAATGAGTTGGTTACCCGATGACTTAGGTCCTATGGCTCAATTTGATGAGCGTGTATTAGCACAGTTCAATGATGCTAAATCAAAGAAGAGGATACAAGATAACGAGGATAAGAATACCGAGCAGAAATTAAAGATGGTGCACGGTAAGAAGAAGGTCGGTAAGGATTGGAGAAAGTTTAAGTCTGAATTAGATCAGAAAAAATCAGACGAGAAGAAAAATGCACGTGTAGATAAGAAGAAAGGAGTACGTGCTCTATCAGGTGGCAAGTGGGGTTACGTTAAGGATGGCAAATTTAAGTCTGATTGATCATATATACTTCTAGATAATTGACTAGAGTTATGATTAACTTCTTAATGCCCATTGCTATTAGCATCATTAACAAAGCTATTGATAGAATACCAGAAGATCTGGATTCTGTTATCAAAGACTTTGTTATTAAGATCCTAAAGAAAGCAGCTGCCAAGACTGATAATAAGGTTGACGATGAACTCGTTGCTGCAGTCGCTAAGGCACTACTCGAATCTTAGTAGCATATAAATAAAACATAGAACAGTACAAATCTCTGGAGATACCAATGGCAGTCCACGGAAAAATAGATGCTGCAGCCTTTAGTAATACTATTGCAGTCGTTAATGGCGACGCTACAGTAACTAAAAATGCTGGGGACTCTGTAGTTGTAGGTGATGTGCTAAACATTAGTAGTGTAAACTATATTGTTAAGCAAGTAACTAGCACTACTGCAATAGAATTGCACAAGAATTATGCAGGAAGCACAGCAACAGTTGCTGCTGCATCCGTTATAAGGAGAACACCTCCTAAAGCAGTCGCTGAATACGTCATCAAAGGTGGTGACAGTAATTCAAACTACGACTTAGTTTTTGTTGATACATCTGAAGATGGTATCGCATCAAACAAAACTCGTGGTATCACTGGACCTGGTTGGTGGCTGTATCAAACTTATCAAACACATAATGGTACTGAACGTCACAAGGCAGAGTGTTTAGTTCCCCTCAAGGTTGCTGCTGGTACAGCAGGTGACTTTGCTCAGGATACTATTGACGCTGATGTCAACGAGACAATCACAGTCGGTACACAACCTGCTAACTCTACTTCTTCTAGTGGTGCTGGAACATTCGTTGCTGCATTCACAGTGGATCAGTCTGGTACTAAGGTTTACAAGTGGCAACGTCAGACAGCAAATGCAACTACTCGTTGGGTAGATATTGCTGCTGGTACTGATACTGGTATCACATACGCTAACTTCACTACAGCAACACTTGCTTACAGTGGACTCGCAGGTACTACACTTAACGGTTATAAGTATCGTTGCGTACTTAACACCAGTAAGGGTGCTGAGACTAAGTATACCAATGGAGCAGCGACTCTAACATTTGGTAGTTAATTTTATTTAATTTGGTATGAATTTTAGTAATCTCAATGCGGAGAACTTCTTGTTCTTCGCAATGAAGCATTACGACAACCCCCAGTCTGTGACATACGATGACTTCCTTGAAGATATGATGAGGTTTAAGTATCTCAAAAGACTCTTTGGAAGGTATGTTAAGACTGGGGTGTTACGTAATCATTTGATCTTGAATCATCTTATAGTACTGTTTAATGTATTTGGTGAGGCAGCGATCCCCCTACTTGTTTATAAACTAGAGAAACAGTACTGGGATATTCTGAAAACCTATCTGGTGTATATCAATAGATATCCTGAACAAGGATGTGGGACGCTAGATTTTGTAGAGGTCGATCCCATAGTAAGTAAACAGTTATCGGAACTATAATGAATCTAACTGACAAAGTTAAGCAAGGAATTGACAATGCCATACTAGAGAGACTAGGTGGTAAAGGTTACTCTAGGAAAGCCACTGGAGGTGGAGGTGACTGGGAAGATTCAGACAGAGGTGAAGGTAATAAGGCAACTAGAAGAGCAGGTGGTAAGGTAAAGGTAAAGAGTCCTACCTACATTGCTCACGTTAAGAATAAAAAGTTGAAGGAGGATGCTCCTACAATGAGTGCAGGTTCAGATCCTGCAGGTTTTAGTAACGATGCTGATAATAATGGTCCTGTTGCAGGAGTAGATCAACCTTTAGGTGGTACACAGAAACAACCTAGTGGTAAGGGAGCAAAGAAAGCACTTAAGTATAAGTGTAAGAAGAGTAAAGACGGTGTGAATGAAATTGACTGTCGTGTTAAGAGTAATGTAAAAGAGGGAAGACAACCTGATGATGCTGCATCATCTGGTAACCCACGGTACTTACCATTCAAAGTCAGGTGTGATAGTCCTACCTGTCCTGGATGTATGGAGTTTATATACTATGGTAAGTCACCTGCTGAGGTAAAGATTGAACTCAGAAAGATATACAGACCAGAGAGACTAAAGCATTTAACAATTACTAGGGTATACCCTGCTGATGTATTGAAGTACTACTGGGATAAGCGTAGAGCAGCAATGTAATGTCAGATATAAATGGAGCAATACTGGAGCGACTGGAAAAGGTCGTTGATAAACTCTCCGAGAACTCTTCTAAGATGGGGGAGTTACTTGCTGTTCATAATGAGAAGTTAGATAAACAGGATAGAATTGATGCTGTACTCTTTGAAAAGATAGAGTCAGTTCATAGAGAAATTAATAGGAGATCAGATGAGATCAAGAAAGGATGTGAACGAGACATACGAAAGGTCGATGACCGTCTTCGCACGATGGAAAAGAAGATGTGGTCTATTTTTGGTGCTCTTTCTATTATATCTGTCATCGTTAGTCCAATCGGACAATCGGTCCTCAGGAACTTGACAGAAACTCCTCCACCACCTATAGTAAATTCAGGCGATATGATTATGTGAGTTACATTGACATCAAGTACGCTCGCCTAGTAGGTGGACGACTTGATAAATTCAAAGAAAAGAAATCAGGACTATACAACTTCCGTTGTCCTTACTGTGGTGACTCAGAGAAGCACAAGAGTAAGGCACGGGGGTATTTTTTTCTCAAGCAGAACGATTTAATATACAAGTGTCATAACTGTGGTGTTGGTAGAACACTAGGTAACTTCCTCAAAGATCACGCACGTGATTTGTTTGATGAGTTTGTGTTGGAAAGATATAAAGAAGGACTAACAGGTAAGCATAGGAGGGCACCAAATCCTATAATCAAAACATCAAAACCAAAGTTTAAAACTAGTACTAACCTCCCAAATATTGCATCGCTAAATAAAGAACATCCAGCACGTGAATATCTTGAGCAACGTAAGATTCCAATCGACAAATTGGAACATTTGTATTACGCTGATCACTTCAAACAGTATGTAAACTCGGTAAAACAAACCTTCGATAGTTTGAAGAATGATCAACCCCGAATCATCATCCCTCTTAAGGATGAGGATGGTAGTATGTTCGGGTTACAAGGGAGATCTTTAGATCCTATTTCGAAGTTACGTTATATAACTATTATCTTTAACGAGGACAAACCCAAACTCTTCGGTCTCGACCGCATTAATTATGAAGAACCCATTTACATCGTCGAAGGACCAATCGACTCGCTCTTCTTGGTCAATTCCGTTGCGATGGCTGGGTCTGATGTTAATATTAGGTCGCTTGGTTGGAGCGATTATATTTGGGTTTATGATAACGAGCCTCGGAACAAACAAATCGTTGATCGAATCGAAGCAGCCATCGATAGAGGAGATCAAGTAGTTATCTGGCCAGATGGAATTGTTGAAAAGGACATCAATGATATGGTGTTGGGTGGACAAAATGTGCAGAATCTAGTACAATCAAATACGTACAAAGGACTGCAAGCAAAATTAAAACTATCACAGTGGAAAAAAGTATGAACGGAGGAATGAAAGTAATTAAGAGGGATGGTAGCATCGAACCTCTTACTCTTGATAAGATTCACAGGATGTGTGAATTTTCTTGCGAAGATCTGGCAGGTGTATCTGCAAGTCAGATTGAAATGAATGCCAATCTACAATTCTTTGATGGCATTAAATCCTCAGAGATACAACAGATACTAATCAGGTCAGCGAGTGATCTTATTAGTACTGAGACACCCAACTATCAGTACGTAGCAGCACGTCTGTTACTATTTGATATACGCAGAGAAGTATTTCCTGGTTGGGCAGATGAAACAGGTTACACACACCTTAAAGACCACGTAGAGAAGTGTGTTGAAGATGGTGTATATGATTCTAGTATCATAGATAAGTATAGTGAAGGTGAGTGGAATCTAATCAATGGTTTCATAGATCACCAACGTGATTATGGATTCACGTTTGCAGGTCTCCGTCAGATTGTTGACAAGTATCTTGTTCAAGATAGATCAACTGGAACTCTCTATGAGACCCCACAATATATGTACATAATGGTAGCAGCAACGCTGTTCCAGAATTACCCCACAGAAACGAGACTTGATTATGTCAGACGCTACTACACCGCCACCTCCAAAGGAAAGATCAACATCCCAACACCAGTCCTCGCAGGCGTTCGAACCCCCATTCGTCAATTTGCAAGTTGTGTTCTGGTTGATGCTGATGACACCCTCGATAGTATCTTTAGCAGCGATATGGCTATTGGCAAATATGTCGCTCAAAGGGCAGGAATTGGTATCAACGCAGGTAGGATCAGGGGTATCAACAGTAAAATCAGGGGTGGAGAAGTTCAGCACACAGGTGTTGTCCCCTTCCTTAAAAAGTTCGAAAGCACTGTTAGATGTTGTACTCAGAACGGTATTAGAGGTGGGTCAGCGACAGTCCACTTCCCCATCTGGCACCAAGAAATAGAGGACATCCTTGTACTTAAAAATAACAAAGGCACAGAAGACAATCGTGTTAGAAAGCTCGACTACAGTATCCAAGTTAGCGAGCTCTTCTACCAGAGGTTCATTGAGGATAAAGAGATATCTCTCTTTAGTCCTAACACCGTTCCAGGTTTGTATGAATCTTTTGGCACTGATAGTTTTAATGAACTTTACGAACGATATGAAAAGGATGAATCAATACCTAAGAAGACTATCAAGGCACAAGAATTAATCATTGATCTCTTAAAGGAGAGAGCAGAGACAGGTCGTATCTACATTATGAATATCGACCATTGTAATACACATAGTTCATTCAAAGATAAAGTTTATATGAGTAACCTCTGTCAGGAGATTACTCTACCTACAGATCCTATTCAACATATTGATGATGGTGATGCTGAGATTGCTTTGTGTATACTATCTGCTATCAATGTAGGTAAGTTAACTAAGAACTTAGATGAGTTAGAAGAACTCTGTGACCTCTCTGTAAGGGGTCTAGAAGAACTTATAGACTACCAAAACTATCCTGTTGCTGCTGCTGAACGTAGTACTAAAAACAGACGGTCTCTAGGCATAGGATTCATAGGATTAGCACATTACCTAGCAAAGAATGGTGTCAAATATAATGATCAAGAAGCATATGATTTAGTCCATCAGTTGACAGAAGCATTCCAATACTTCTTACTTAAGTCATCTAATGAACTTGCTAAAGAGAAAGGTTCTTGTGATGGTTTCGAACGTACCAAATATTACGATGGTATACTACCAATTGATACATATAAACAGGAGGTAGATGAGATTACTGAACCATCTTACAAATATGATTGGAATAGTTTACGGACATCTATCACAACCCACGGTCTTAGGCACTCAACACTGTCCGCACAGATGCCTTCGGAGAGCAGTTCCATTGTGTCAAACGCAACAAATGGAATCGAGCCACCTAGAGACTACTTGTCCGTTAAAAAATCAAAGAAAGGACCCCTTAAGCAGATTGTTCCTGGGTTTCCCCACCTAAAGAACAAGTACACATTGCTATGGGATATGGAATCCAATGAGGGTTACATAAAGATCGTAGCAGTAATGCAGAAGTTTTTCGACCAAGCGATCAGTGGTAACTGGAGTTATAATCCAGAGAACTATCCTGATAACGAAGTCCCTATGCAAGTAATGGCTATGGACTGGTTAACCACATATAGATATGGATGGAAGACTTCTTATTATCAAAACACATATGATGCTAAGAAGGACGTTGACGAACCTTCACATCCAATAGGATGGAAGGATAACATTTCAGAAGGAGAGCAATCTCTTGATGAACTAATTAATGAACTCGCTACTGTGGAGGATGACTGTGAGTCCTGCAAAATCTGATGTCCAAGGTGTGACTGTATTCAATCGTGAGATTCACGACAATGTTAAACAACCAATGTTCTTTGGTAAACCCTTGGGTGTACAGAGGTACGATGAGTACAAGTACCCTGTATTTGATAAGTTAACAACACAAATGTTAGGTTATTTCTGGAGACCTGAAGAAGTTTCATTACAGAAAGACAGAGCAGACTATACACAGTTAACTTCAGCACAAAAACATATATTTACAAGCAATTTAAAGTACCAGATACTACTTGACTCAGTACAAGGACGTGCACCTGGTATGGCATTCTTACCTTACGTAGCACTACCTGAACTAGAAGGTGCTATGAATGTATGGCAGTTTATGGAGACTATCCATAGCAGATCATACACTTATATTATTAAGAACGTATACCCAGATCCATCAGAGGTCTTCGATACTATTCTTGAAGATGAAAGGATTATGTCACGTGCAGAGTCAGTCACTAGAGCATATGATGAGTTCATTCAACTTGCAAGTGAGTGGGGTCAGAGTAATAACTGGAGAGACGATTGGCGAGATCATATCAATTCACAATGGTCTAAGAAAGATCTAAAACGTGCATTGTATCGTGCAATTATGAATGTTAATATCCTTGAGGGTATTAGATTCTACGTATCATTTGCTTGTAGCTTTGCCTTCGGTGAACTAAAGTTTATGGAAGGAAGTGCAAAGATCATTAGTTTAATTTCACGAGATGAGTCACAGCATCTTGTACTCACACAACAGATCCTAAAGTATTGGGATCAAGGTGATGATCCTGTGATGAATGAGATTATTGAAGAGGAAAAGGATAACGTAATCAATATGTTTAAGAACGCAGTCGAAGAGGAGAAGGAGTGGGCAGAGTATCTCTTTAAAGATGGTACTATGATTGGTCTTAATGCTAGACTGCTAGAGAAATATGTTGAGTGGATTGCTAACAAGCGTATGAAAGCAGTAGGTATTGCACCTATCTACGATGTACCTGCACGTAACAATCCATTACCTTGGACAGAGCATTGGTTGAACTCTAAGGGTCAACAGAATGCACCACAAGAAACAGAGATTGAATCTTATGTTGTCGGTGGTATCAAACAAGACGTTAAGAAGGACACTTTCTCAGGATTTAAGTTATGATTTTTTGGATTGGATTCTTCGTTATGTTTTTTAACGAAGGTTTTGTTATGATGAGACACGTGTCACCTTGGTTTGCAAGACGTAGACAAGGTTTCATTGATAAATTTGGTGAGAATATATGGTATAGGTTCCACGGTACATTAGATTATGTTTGGATGGGACTAGTCACACTAGGATTAATAGTTAACTCTCACAGAGTACTACACATAATGGTGTTACTAACATTCTGGACTTTAGCTTGGATGATATTTTATCTACCGAGGTGGATCAAGAGATGACTTCTTATGTAAATCTTACTCTACCTATTTTTGAGTTTATATTACCTCAGAAATGTATTGATGAAGCAAATGAAGTCATTGATAACTGGAAACAATCAGGTGAACCTGCACCAGAAATATCAAACGTAAGAGCAAAACAAACGCAGTGTAACCTACAGATGCCTAAGACTGTAGAGTTCACTGCTTTATGTTGTAAGATGATATCTAATCTAGTTTATAATGCTGGTGGTAGAGTCTATGGAGGACTCAATGATGGCACCAATGATATAGAATACATTGCACGTGACTGTTGGGGTATTGATTATTCTCCTGGAGATTATACTGTACCTCACAATCATTTTCCAGCAGACTTCTCTGCTGTAGGATTCTTAAAACTAGAAGAGGGATGTTCCCCTGTTAGATTTCACGGTGCAGGTATGTTTATGGACTGTACTTTCCAACCATCAGAGAGACAGTTAATTATATTTGATGGCAAGATTCTTCATAGTGTTCCACCTACTTCTGCTGAACGTAGAGTGGTAGCATTAAATTTGTTTAAAGAACCAGGTACTTATTAATGTTTTACATAGGTGAGGTTCCTAAGTCTATTAGTGAACCAGTTAAAGCAAGGTTACTACACAACCCTTATTGGCCTTGGTTTATGCAAACAGAAACCACGTCATACGATAAGGAGTTTAGTACCTCTATACCTGATGAATTATCAAGTGAGAACCCACAGTTTATGCACACTGTACTCAATACATTAGGTGAGATAGTATCACCTGATGGGTATGAGAGAGTATGTGAACCAGTGTGGAAGTGGATAGTATCTAACACAGAGATGCCTGAGTTCGCAGACTTCAGAAGAATAAAAATTAATCTTGCACCTAGAAGAGAATCTAATACCCTCTACCATACTCCTCACGTTGACTTTGACCAACCACACTGGACTATCATTTACTATGTGAATGACTCTGATGGTCCAACATTCTTCTTCAAACAAAGGTACGATGGTACCAGACAAAAATTACAAATAGAACAGAAGATTGAACCTAGACAGGGTAGGTTCGTTCTGTTTGATGGATTGCAGTATCACACGAGTAGCAATCCGCAATACAATGATATGAGATGCGTAATCAATTTCAATTACACCTCAAGTTCCTCCGACAACTTAAACAGGAGCTTAGACGTGAACCCAGAGAACCATTGACACCTGACTTTTATAAGAAGATGCATAAGTTAAAACCAAAAGGTTCACGCAGATACAAAAAGTAGTTTTAGCTACAAAAGTTGCTAAATAGTTGTGCATATGCTAACATATGCATACGTTCGCCCTTCGGGGTGCAAGTAGGTCACGGAACGGAGCGTTCATCCTGATGATTCCTATTCTATTAGCCACTTCTATATCTTGTTCTGATGCTAATGTTCTTATCGATAAGATAAAAACATTTAATGTTGAGGAAGAAGTACGTGCTGAAATGATTCAGGTCGTAAAGGAAGAGGTAGACTGGTGTAATTGGGACGCAAATGTCTGAAGGAACGGGGCTAAAAATCCTACTACTTTGGAGTAAAACAATGGCAAAAGTCATCTACCGTGGTGTCGAGTACGACACTGAAGAGTACAACGCAAGTGTTCTCGCAGAGAATGCACAGCGTCAGCGTCACGATCTAATGTATCGTGGACTGAAAGTTAGATCTAAAGCACACGCTTGCAGCTAACCTGTACCACCGACTTAGAACAGTCTATGTCAGTAATCAAAGAGATCCCTTGATGGATCTCTTTTTTTGTGGTAATATATAATCTAAAGATATAAGCACCTATGAAACTATTCCTCGACTGTTCGGATCCTGATCTTATAGGTCACGCACTTGAAACTGGTCTTGTGGATGGTGTTACCACTAACCCAACTCTGATGAAGAAGTTGGGACAAGATCCACAAGAAGTTATTAAACGTATTGCAGAGATGTTTCCTTGGGATGCATCCATATCTGCTGAAGTTGTTGGTCAGAATGCTGACGAGATGCTAGAGATGGCATCCCAGTACATTAGGATCGCACCTAACATTACTATTAAACTACCTTGCTCACGTGAGGGATTGATTGCTTGTGGTGATCTAACTGGTGATGATATTTCAACCAATGTTACTCTAGTATTTTCTCCTGCACAAGCAGTTCTTGCTGCTAAGGCAGGTGCTAGTTACATCTCACCTTTCATAGGAAGGGTTGCAGATCAATACTGGGATGGACTATCTCTTATAAAAGATATCCGTAAAATTTATGATCGTAATGATGTTACAACTCAAATCCTTGCTGCAAGTATTAGGAACCCCATTGATGTACCCAATGCCTTTGGAGTGGGTGCTGACGTATGTACTTTACCGTACGACATATTCAACAAACTATTTGACCATTGTTTAACTACAGCAGGTCTTGAAGCCTTTGATAAAGATTGGGCACAACTAATGGAAGATTTACTACCTGAAGATGAGTGAACTAAAAGAATTACTAAGAGAGTATGCCTATAAGAAGGGAGAATTTGTTCTCTCTTCTGGTATGACTAGTCAGCATTATGTTAATTGCAAACCATTGATCCTTACATCTGTAGGATTGAATCTTGTTTGTGATGAGATGCTTAAGTACATTGACACTGCCTGTGTAGCAGGTCTTACCCTAGGTGCTGACCCATTAGTGTCAGGTCTAGTGGTGAAAGGAAAGAGTGGTTTGATTATTAGGAAGGAACCTAAAGGACACGGTACTGCATCACAAGTAGAAGGACCATTACCTCCAATAGGAACTACCATTACTGTTGTAGAAGATGTCACCACTACAGGTGGATCATCACTCAAAGCAGTTCAAGTCCTAAGAGATTTGGAGTACCACGTTGATCGTGTTGTTACAATCGTTGACAGAGAAGACTGTGCTAAGGATAGGTTCTTGACAGAGGGTGTAGAATTAAAGAGTCTTATAACCCTTAGTGAATTATGAAGAGTGATACCCTTTTGAGAATCTATCTAGCAGCTAAGGTTAAAAAGAAACCTAAGTACTCACCCCCTCGCAAGTCACACAACGTGGCTTTATATGGATGAAGTGGCAAGTAAAATTCCTGCACGAAGGACAGGAGTATGGTATGGTAGTAGAAACTTCCTTCAAACACGAGGCTAATAAGTTAGCTAAGACTATGGTAAGGAAGATAGACGGTATCAACATTGAACCTATTGGAGAACCTACATTATGGACAGAGAAAGAGTAAAGGAAATTATCAGGCAACTGAAAACCATCACCTTCGAACTTGAATCAGAGGTCTGGTCTGACGTGGATAAATACACACAAGGACCAAACATTATGATCGGTGATGACAACGACGGAGAGTACTAATGAAAAACCTTTGGAAGGAGATTATGAGAACCCCTGGTACTACAAAGGTACAGCTTTCACTTCTGACGATATTGGCGACGAGTTCGGTTTTGTCTACAGGATTACAAATCTCATCACGGGTCGGCAATACATCGGAAGGAAGTACTTCATCCAACGTAGAAAGCCTAGAGGTGGGGTCAGGCGTGTTTCGTCTGAGAGTGACTGGAAAAAATACTACGGCAGTTCTCCAGAGCTTACAGCAGACATTAAAGAATTTGGACGGAACTCTTTCAGCAGGGAGATCCTATCTCTACATTCCACAAAAGGAAGAGTAAATTTCGAAGAGACAAGACAACTGTTTATAAATAACGTTTTAACAGAGGCAGCTTCCGATGGGAATCCTGCCTTTTATAATAGCAACATCCTAGGTAGGTACTACCGTAAGGATTATTTTAAGGCTTGAAATCGGGATAGGTATAAATACTCTGGTATGCTGACAATAGTATAGGTATAATTACCGAACCTTGACAAAGTGTCAGGGAATGCTATATATTATTGTTACGTTTCTTAACAAACGAATGACAACTTCCACAAATTCAGTTGGTAGGTATACTACCACCGAATATGGCAAGCAGAATATATTTGCTGCTGAGCCAGAGATGTCCTACGTAGAAAACTACGAAGGATATGGGAAGAATGCCGAGCAACTCAATGGTCGCCTAGCGATGATTGGATTCTTTGCTTTAGTACATAACTACATCTTATTCGGTGCAGTTATTCCAGGCATCTTCTAAGACTATAGGTCTTTACACCACGAGCATAAGCTCGTCACTTTTAACCCTCAAATCTAAAAAGGAGCAAAAACAATGACACCAGAAGCAGAAAAGTTTAATGGTTGGGCAGCAATGATTGGATTCGTTGCAGCATTCGGAGCATACGCAACCACAGGTCAAATCATCCCAGGTATATTCTAATGAGTAACGACACTCAAGCAGATATCTGGTTCAGAGCAAACGGAAGGTTCACTATGGTGGCTTTCTGGGTAGGGATAGCTCTGTACACGAAGTACACTTACTTCAGTTAAACAATGGGTGATCTAGCAGTCAACGAAATATCACCCTTCGTTGCTGTCCTCTGGGTTTTATATCCAATGGCAGCACTTGTATTCATTGAGTTGTTACTCCGAGCATTGGGTAATGATGATGACGATGATACATCTGGAGGTAAGGGTATGCGTGTTACTCAGATGCAACCTGTAACGGTACCATCAGGAGCGTAAAAATGTATCAAGCACTATTTTTGTTAACTGTAATTGCCTATGTTTGGATCCCAAGCATCAGTCAGTTCGCTTACCAATGACATTCAACAGAATAATGATGAGTCCCTATAGGGATCTTATTGAATTTGGTTTTCTAGTTTCAATTGGAATCACTGCTGGTTCTATGGGTCTAGTATAATCAAGATACAAAAACCTTCTCTTAACGAGGAGGTTTTTTGATGCTATAATAAATAACAATGAATTGTTTTATATTCAATGGCGACTGTAACTTTTAAAGCAACAGATGGTTCGACAGAATCATTTGAGTGTGCTGCAGACGAGTACATACTTGATGCTGCTGAAGAAGCAGGTATCGACCATCCTTATTCTTGTAGAGCAGGTGCTTGTAGCACGTGTGCAGGTAAGGTAATAGAAGGTGAGGTGAACAATGACGATCAATCCTTCTTAGATGAAGAACAGATAGAAAAAGGTTTCGTACTAACGTGCGTAGCATATCCTCTATCTGATGTCACTATTCTGACTGAACAGGAGGAGCATCTTTACTAATGGATGAACATCACGTAAATGATCTATGGGAAGATATGGATCGTCTGAATTCTCTTTATGAAGAATTAATGTGGGACCACGAGGACGAGTTGCAATTTACTATCGAAGGTAATAAGATAGTGATAACAAACAAATCTATAGAAGAATGAAACGAACTTACAGTTTACAACTTGAAGAGAAACCAGATCACTGGATCACTTTAAGGAAGTATTGTGGACTGTCTGAAACTAAAGCAAACTTCTATATAAATCTTTGTAACTTTGGTAAAGACTACGTTCCCTATTACAAAAATGTGAGGATGATTAATGACTTATAAAATCACAGATGAAATCCTTGACCTACGTAAACGATGTTTACAGGACTGCGTTGATCGCAAAGGGTTGCTAGACTATAATGACTATGCCTTTTGTGATTGGGTCATAGATTCAGGAGAATATAAACAACTCAGAGAGGATGAGATCTGTTTCAGGTCTGACCTCGCAAGTTTATACATTAAATGGTATTACAATGCCAGACCAAAATCGCAAACAAACACGGAAAGCAGCGAAGAAAATCATCCGCTTGGCAAAAGAACATCCTGATTGGTATACCAAACAAGATGTTTACTATGCAAAGATGATTAAGAAACAAACTAAAAAAGACAAACCTAAAGATGATTGAGTGGTTATTCCTAGCATTTATGTTCACCCTGTTCATTCTCGCATTGAGATTGATGTCACAGGGATGGGATGCTGCACAGCAATTAGGTAGTGGAAAAATTGTAGAGTCAACAACTCAGGTAACACGACCACCTCATCCAGAAATGAAGGATGTACAACCAGGTGAAGAGTTAATGGTCGTACAATTTACTCCCGACGAGGAGTTCAAAAGAAAAGTACTGACATCGGATTCTAATTTACAACAGTCCCTTAAGGAACGTATCAATGATCTCAATGATCCGTGGTATGATGACGAGGATGATGACGATGACGGTGACGTTCCAGCAATTATTAAACGCTAATGATTTTTTTATCTTGCCCACCAGTGTATCACTTACCTGGTACTTGGACTAAGTGTAAAACACCTATAGTCAATCACCTAACTTTGACACCTGATCAAGGGTTCATACTATTTTTAGTATTATTTACTCTCACCTTAGTGGGTGTTGGTATATACAGTACCTTTGGTCCTGGTAAAAAGAAACTTAGGGATCCTATTGATGAACACGCTAAGCTTCACGAGCTTGGCATTGCACATCGTCACGACTAAATAAAATTAGTTTCACTTCTTACTATGACAAACTCACAGCCTGATCCTGTAACAGGTCAGAACATTAATATAGATATTGGTAACGCTGCTGACACTTTCACAGTGGATACTAGTAATCTAGATTTAGGTGTTGATCCTGCGTATCAAACTGATCCATTGGCATACGTGCCACCAGTTGATCCACGTCTCAACGAAATCCATCAGCACTTACACGAGATCAATCAGAAAGTTGATCATATATTAGAGCATTTACATCAACCTCTTACTGGTACAGTAACGATTGATTGTCCACCTAAGACCCCTGCAGGTCTAGAAGAGTAATGCCCTTACCAGAGATTCCTTATGATGAATGGTTTGATAACAGAATAAACCCATTAGATCTTATGCCAATAGCAACAGACGAACCATTAGACACATCACCATCAGAGATTCAACCACCTGGTGTTGATCAGGAACCTGAAGAAACAATACACGAGAAGATGTATAGGATTGCTACTGATAAGTACAATCCTTTCTCTGTAGGAGGAACAGAACAGTTGGGTGGCGGTTCAGAAACCGTCCACAAGGCTTGACAAAGTGCTTAACATTTTGTTACTATAAATATATCGGGTGAGGGTTTCCTCATCTTTTTCATCTTACCCCTAACCAAGACCACGGGGATTCCCGAAAGGGATTAGTCTTTTCATATCTGTTCACTTTAAACGTTCTCTTAATTCAGATGACAACTCTTTCAAGAAAGGAGCAAGGTCTACTGTCAGGATGGAGCGAGTTTTGTGAGTGGGTTACAAGTACAAACAACCGCATTTATGTTGGTTGGTTTGGAGTTTTAATGATTCCTTGCTTGTTAGCTGCTGCTACTTGCTTTATCGTGGCGTTCATCGCTGCTCCTCCCGTAGATATCGACGGGATCCGTGAACCAGTTGCTGGTTCATTTATGTATGGTAACAACATCATCTCTGGTGCTGTCGTTCCATCCTCTAACGCTATCGGACTACACTTCTACCCTATATGGGAAGCTGCCACCTTAGATGAGTGGTTGTATAACGGAGGTCCATATCAGTTAGTAATCTTCCACTTCCTTATTGGAATCTCTGCCTATATGGGTAGACAGTGGGAGTTATCATACCGTTTAGGTATGCGTCCTTGGATCTGTGTAGCATATTCTGCTCCAGTATCTGCTGCATTCGCAGTCTTCTTAGTTTATCCTTTCGGTCAGGGATCTTTCTCTGATGGTATGCCTCTAGGTATATCAGGTACGTTCAACTTTATGTTCGTATTCCAAGCAGAACATAATATCTTGATGCATCCATTCCATATG